CGGATTGTGGCACTCAAACACCAACACGCCCATGAAATGGTTGAAGATGCCGCAGACCGGATATTTTCGCTGTTGGGCCAAATCGGACACCTGATACTGGAGCGTTCAGTGACCAAAGGATTTTCTGAGAAGCGGTTAAGAGCAGAGGTTATGGGCAAAACCATTTCAGGCCAAGTGGATCTCATGCACGAAGAACAAATAGTTGACTACAAAGTGACTTCTTTGTGGGCAGCTGTTCACGGCGTGAAACCAGAGCACGAGCAACAGGTTAACTGCCTTGCGTTCCTGGCGCGGGAGAACGGCATGAACATTAAGGCTGCGCAGATTGTGGCCATCTACAGAGATTGGAGCGTAGCTGAGGCGCGGCGGAATCGAGACTACCCACAAATGCAAGTGCAGGTGTTCCCGGTGAAGTTGTGGTCAGCGGAGGAGCAAAATGGCTTTGTCTGCGAACGGCTCACGCTGCACATGATGGCCAGGACGACCCTTCCTGAGTGCTCCCCGCTGGAAAGATGGGCCAAACCGGACAAGTGGGCTGTAATGGCCCCTGGACGCAAAAGAGCAGTATTGCTGATGGATACCTCGAAAGAGGCAAGAGCGGCAGCTGATACCGGCGCAGGGCACTACGTGGTGCATCGGCCCGGGGTCAACACCAGATGCGAGTCGTACTGCCTTGTTTCTCAATGGTGCGAACAATTCCAAAAGCTGAAGGAGGAAAATGAATTTCAAAGACAAAGAACAGGAAAAAAAATACGTAGCCCAATTGCAGACCATGTGGGAGAACGCCGAGAAGTGGCGCAAGGAGAACCCGGAGACCGTGGCCATGATCGCCTGGAACTATCCTGCCGGGGTGGCCTTGGTTGCACCCATCAGTGAGGCGATTAAGAAAGGATTTGTGCGGCACAATGCGGCTGGGCTTGAATTGCTCAAGGCATTGTGGCCAACCTGGGAGGATGAAACCGAGCCCACGGTCATCATGTGCCGAGCAGTGCTGGAGCTAGAGCCAAAGAAATGAGCGCCTGGACCAATGCGGAATACATGTCAGCCCTGGCCCGTCTGGCAAAACAGACCAAACCCATCCCGGCCAGCTACGTCTGCGTGGAGAAGGAGAGAGACCTGCACGATGCCATCATGGCTGAATGCCGTCACCGGGGCTGGATCACGATTCACGCCCGGATGGACCGGCCCAGCACCCTGGAAGTGGGCTCACCGGACTTCATCATCCTGGGGAGCCGGGGCAGAGTTTTCATCATCGAAGCAAAGTCCAAGACCGGCAAGCTGACCAAGGCGCAGCAGATTCTAAGGGCCTGGGCCCATAAGTTGGGCCACGAGATTGTGGAGGTGCGGAGCAAAGAGCAATTCATGCACATTATTGGCAAACCATGAAAACCGAAGCGCCCCGGCTCCGGGGTTACATTTTATGCACGATCAGCTAGTAGTACTTATCGCCTTTGCCATGGGTTACGCCTGCTGTGAGCTGGTGCGCTGGCTGTGGCGGAGTCTGGGGCTATGAGCGAGTTAATGCTGGTATCCGGCTCCGGGCGACCTTTACAAACCGTGACCAGGGGATTGTCGCGCTCGATCTTCTTCCTGCTGCTCTTTTTTACCAGCGGCGTGAGCAGTGGTTTTCACCGCCTGGATCATCTCGTCAAAGCGAGAGTTAAACTGCATGTGGATCTCGTGGAGCTTCTTTTTGTTGGATAAAGAGCTAACCCACGCCAGTAACGCCGGAATCGACGGGATCAGGACAATGAATATTTGGTGCAGTTTGTTGGATGTTTCCTGGCTCATTGATTTGCGGATTATTGATTTCAGCGATAGCCGCCAAAAGGTGGAACGTTGAAGTGTGTAATTCAGCTGTGGCAATGTTGGGGATACATCCCGGCGTGATGGCGGCGTCGGCCATAACCATCTGGCCCAGCGCATACATCATGTGTTCAAGAGGACTCAACGAGCCTCCTTGCCCAATACCTGTGTTTGTTGGCGTGCAGGAGACAACGGGTGGAGTTGCCGTTGATGGGGGTGAAGCAATCAGCACAGTAATGCTGCTTCTTTAACCTTTGCTTTTGCTGGCTGTAAAAGCGCATGGCGTCCTCGTCCCTGCGCTTGTGAGCCTCAACCAGCGCCCGGGTGTTGAACCAGATCATAATTTCGTGCTCTTCTTTGGTCATGGGGTCAAAGCCAGCAAAGCCAAGCCCTGAGGGCTGGTGGGGTCGATCCCGTTGGCTGCCAGGGCCTCCAGCATGCGGGTACGGGCAGTTTTAGCCGAGAGGGCTTTGAGGGTGTCCCAATCGGTCTGCGTGGGGGTGTATCCGGGCGTGGCGAACATCTTCCAGATCTGCTCCGCGATGGGGATGCCAAGCTGGAGAATCAACTGCACAATCATTTCTGCGCTCATCATGGTGCCTTTCCTTCTGTCAGGTTGATTTTGGCCACTAAGGCATTAGCCGATGCCACCACGTTGGAGGGGGCAATGGCGTTGGGGTTGAACTGCGCGATGGTCAAAGCCGCGCCATAAGCGGTTTGGAAGTCGTTGTAAGCTTGGCTGACAGCTGGAACGCTGTTGGTGGCCACTTTGCCCGTAACCACCAGATTCAAATACGTCGTGTAAGCCGTGTTCACCGTGATGCCGGTGGTGGCCAGGGTGTTGTAGGCCGTGGTTTGCGCCGAGGGGGAGCACGTCATGCCCAGCCACAGGGGAAGTGACAAGGCGAGGATCAACAGTGTTTTCTTCATAAATTATTTCAGGGCAAGCGTGAAAGGAGGGTCCAAAGTGATGACCTGAGCCTCCAGCGTGATTGTGTTTGAGACGACTTGGCCATTGGTGGGCGTCACCATCACCACTCGTTCCAAGGCCCCCGTCATTGCCGCTGCCGCATTCCAGGCGCTGTGTGCCCCCGTGGCGATGTCCCGGGCCCGAACGATGAAGAACTCCATTGCCATCTGTGGCTGGATCAGGCAATTGGTTCCTCCAGTCACTTCCAGCAACAGCGTAAACCCGGATGGAATCTGGAGCTGGTTGGTCAAAGCCGGAAAGCTGTTCAAGTACGTGGCGTGATAGATCTCAAACACGACCAACGGGACCAGATTAGAAGGGTAATTCCACGTGAGCATCAGGAAGTTCTGCGCCGGGGCTGTCACAGCAGCCTTAACCATGGTCTTGCCAAGGGATGCCACGTGTTCAGCGTGCTTGGGAGAAAGCAATTTAACCGGCATCGGCGGCAACGGCGGCACTTGCGCCAGCACCGGCAGCGCCGTCAGAAGCAAAATTGGCTGGAGCCATTTCATCGGTGAACGGCAGCCCCAAAGACAGCCCAGCCCAGGAGGGCAAAAAGCACCCATTGGACAAGACTGTTGCCAGCCCACGCCGGGAGCGAGGTGCGATTGGTGTAAACACCGAATAACAGGCCGACGATCATAATGATCCACAATAGAAGTGCAATGCTCATGGTTTAATATCCGTCTTTTTAAGGGTTGTGGTATCGTTGGTTTCAATGGCTTTTGCCACGTCTTGCTTGAGTGCTGGTATGTCGGACTTGGGAACACTGGTCCCGGCATCACCAGCGGCTATCAGCCCAATCCCGGCAACGGTGGCTACCAAGGTCGTAGTCCAATCCGTCTCAGTGGCTGTATGGGAATTCAGAGCAAAGGCCATGTGGACCCAGGCTCCAATCAGCATGGTCATGCCAGCCGATGTGGTTTTCCAATTTGTTAGCAGGTTCTGTATCATAGGTCACTTCAGTTGTAGATTTCTGCCAACAAACGAAGCACGGAGCGCCGTCGGAGGCGGATTAGTGTTGCCGGTTAAGGGATCGGGATACTGCAACGGCGTGTAATTGGTGGCGATCATGGCGTCAAAGAAGTCCCGGTTTCGCTGGAGGAGATTGGTGGAATAATTCGGCACGTGGCTGTCGCCTTCAAATCTGTCCACCCAAACGATGTTGGTAACCACTGCATCGGAATAATGTAACACATTGCTCCATTGGAACATGGGATAAACCACCGGCGCGGGATAATTCGTGCGAAAGCTCATGGTCAGCACGCCCGGAGCCATCGCAGCCGGATAACCGGCGATGGAGCCGGAATAGACGTTGGTGCCGTCCAGCTTGTTGAGCATGTAAAGGTTGGTCCCGGTGCTGTCGGTGTGGCAGCTCACGTCGTTATTCGGAGACTTCCCGATGGGGTAGGCGTTGGTCGAAATGGCGGTGTAAACTGAACCGGCCCCAGTATCCGCATTCAGGCACGCCACGAGATTGGTCATGGTGTGAGGCAGGTCGGAGCCGATGAGCACGGCCCCGGATACGTTCTGGTGGCCTCCAGTCGTAATGCTGCTGTAAAGCGTATAATGAGAGAAGCCAATCTGCAAATCCGTTCCGTCAGTCCAGTTTGTGGAATAGCTATTGGTAAACGTTAGGCCAGGATAGCCCAAGGTCTGCTGCACGCTCGGAACCACGGCCACAGCCCGGTAGTAATCGAAGCCAGGACCCATGTTCCCCTGTCCACCACTCGAAGGATTAAGCCCGTAAACCGTGTTGCTGAAAAAGAGCCACGCACCGCCACGGCTCCCAAAACACAGGTTGTCAATGTTCGTGAAGATGTTGTTGTACACCTCCATGGACTTCATGGAAGTAACTGCCGAGTCGTAGCCGTGGTTTCCTGTGGCGGCGTTGCCGTCACAAAGGTTGTGCCTCCAAGTCAGTGCTCCGCCGTTGTAGCCGTCAAAGAACCCATTTCCCACATTGCCGGAGTTATTCAGGAACGAGCAGTCCTCGACCACGTTCTGTCGAATGGTCCCCAGCTGGTTGCCGTTCGTGGACCAAGAGAACCATTGGTTGCCATAAACCACCACGCAATTCCAATTAGTAGCGCCGGGAGCGACAACGAAATTGCAATGATCAACCAAAGTATATGAGTCGGACGAGCCAATACTCATGCCGTAAAATAGCATGTTTGTCAGGCTCAGGTTGTAGAGCCGAACGTAGCCAGCCAGCGGAGTGCCGGGGTTGTTTGGTCCTACAGAGAAAAATATATTCCCAGCTCCTGTCTCGGAACACGTCATATCCGAAACCGTCATCATGTTGGCGCTGTTCGATGAAATATTAAACACAGTACCTACCCCACTATCCGCAACCAGTATGGTGCTGTTAGTTCCAGATCCTTTGATGTGGTAGCTCACCTCAGCATTAATATTGATCGTGTCAAGAATGGTAGCTGTGCCAGGGTCTATCAGAATCGTGTCGCCTTCCTGGGCGCAGGCGATGGCGTTAGTCAGGGCTGTATAAGTGCAGGCTATTTCGTTCGTGGGGTGAGGGCACGTTGTAGTATTGGTTCCCACCTCAATAAGTAGTGAATCAACATAGACAAAAGCAGTCGGGTCGTTTGTTAAATAAGATGACGTGAAAACACCAAGCGATACGTGAGCCATTGAGGTTCCGCCGGGACACGGCTGATAACAGGTATATGCTCCAACTAGTCCTCCGTTGGTATCTGTTAATACCAGAGACATATTCGGGAAGTTCGTTCTTACGTCATACGTCAACTTAGCAAAATACCAGGTGAATGGAGGGAGAGTTGAGTAATCCCCAACAGAGTTCGTTAAATAATCGGTACATGTCCCGCACCCGCTGATTTCACTTTGGATATAGGCAAACGTAGGACGAGTCGAAAGCAATAGGTTGTTATAGGCCACGGCCCCGCTTGAGTAATGAACATCAAGTATGTCGTAATTGGCCGTATTGGTCATTGTCCAATAAAGCCAGCATGAAACGGTCACGTAGGATACGGCATTGCTAAAATTGAAATGGCAAGGCGACCACGAACTGTTCGTTGTGTTGTAAGCTTGCAACCCCAAAGTTCCCGCACCTGATTGTGTTCCGTCGCCACAAACACTTATCGAGCTGGATAATGCGTGCTGTGCATTGGTGGACCATTTTAAACCGCCAGGGAATCCGGTTATTCCACCATCACCCGGATCAACTTCCCAATAACCTTGAAGATTTCCAAAAGTATTTGAACTTAAAAGCGCGGGTGTAACAACCGTTCCATTCGTTCCGCCCTCAAAGGTTACAAATAGATTGGAGCATGTCTGACTGAAAGCCGACTCGCAGAACAGCAGCAACAAAAACGTTAGAGTGCTTAGCCTCATTGGTGCCACCACTCTACAGTCCACGAATAGGCAGCGGTTGTTACGTTATTGGTAGTAACTACCTTTACATCAAATGTTCCTCCGTTCGGAAGAGAGGTTGCGGAGTGGACAGTATCATTTGTAAATCTTGATCCTCCTCCAAAAAGAGTGCAAACCAAAGGAGAGGCCACACAGGTAGGAGAGTTAGCCTGTGGAGCATTGGTTTGAACAGTAAACACTATGTTTGTGGTCAATGAAGGAACAGTGCTGGCAGCAATAAAGACGGTAAAATTACTTAAATAGCCACCAACCGGACCCACAGTAGCAGATATAGCTTCTGATCCGAATCCACCTGAACCGGACCAAGTAGAACCTCCAGCCAAAGCACCATAAGTTGTTGTGTTATTAAGTACAACTGACCCGCCACTATTCCACATTAATATCTGTCTAACCCAAGGAGTAGATCCGCCAGCAGGCACACTGTAAGCGCCTGTCCCATCCAGATACTTTGTTGCATCGTTTGGAAGCACGGGAGCAAATCCGTGCTGGCTAGTCGTGACGTTTGCCGTCGTGTTGGCGCTGAGGGTTAAGTCTGATTCTACCACTGCGCTCGATGATTTCTTTCCGTTAGCGTCAGAGTGGACAACCCCGGCACCGAAGCTGGTGTTGGTCTCATTGCCCGAAACGCTAAGCCTATCAAGCCTGGCTATGGCTGCGCCAGCATTGGTCAGCCAAAAGGCGTTGTTGGTCGCTTCCATAAATAGCACTCCATTGGCGTTAAATAATCCGAAAAAGCTGTTGGAACTTAAGCCGGTTATGAACGGTGCTTGGAGTATGCCTGGACACACCACTGTTTCCGTGGCTGTGCCGAGCATGATCTGGTTGTTTGTAGTTGTTGCGGCAGTATATCCAAAAGCCATGCTTTGAGTGTGAGTTGGAGCTACAACTGACAATCCTCCAATGGCAACACTCAATGGGGCTCTGGCGGTGGATCTTAGTCCAATAGCGGTAGCACCCTGGTCGGTCGCTTTTGCCTGTGATCCAACAGCAGTAGCCGACTCGCCTGCGATAGAAGACTTGCCCAGAGCAGTGGAATCTATGTTTGTAGCCGCAGCCAAATATCCCAAAGCAGTCGCACTCGTCCCGGAAGCATTGGCTGACAGTCCGAATTGTTCAGAATTTACCCCTGAGCCAGGGCTGGTAAATGCATTTCCTTGGTTCGTGCCGTTCCACAGCGTGGCGTTGGTAAATGTGTTCCCCAATCCGGTGCCGTTGTTGGTGGCGATGCCGGTGCCTCCTCCCAAGGAAGTCCAGTAGTTCGTCATGCCCGGGTTGAACCTGACCTTGTTGCCCGTGGTGGAGAAATCACTGGTGTTGAAGTCCGTCAAGCTTGGCACGAAGGCCACTACGAGCAGTACCATGAGCCCAAGCCAAGGAAGCAGGTGCAGTTTTTTCATAATCAGATCCAAGTTTGCGAGGCCACGTCCCACTCAGAGATTCCGCCGCCGCCAGTTGGGAAGGAGATTGCCGGTTTAGTCGGATCGGGTGGCGCACTGCCCGTGGCATCTTGGAGCACAGCGCCAGATCCACCACCGCCGCCACCTCCACCGGCGCAAGCGGCTGCCAGCAGGCACTCGCGCAGATCCCGGTCAGAAAGTTTGGCGTACCCATTGGCGTATGCCGTGTTGATTAAAGATTGAGCGTCACAAGCCATAAAATACCTTTCGTTATACAAATCCACTTCCGAGGCACACTCTCAATGTTTGAATGCGCGTGTAAAAATCAGCTGATTCAGCCAAAGTCAGTGGGTCGTGCAAGGCGAAAAACGAGTGCCAATTACTCGTGCCTCCATTGTTCGCAAGGTTGTCGTTGACACCCGCCCAGGCAAATTGTCTGCTGAGCAGGTTTCCGCCGAGAGCTATTGCGCTACTGGTGAAAACCGCATGGGCATGCGTGGAGTTGGCAGCATAAATAGTTCTTGCGCTTGGGCCACTTACGTTGAAGGAGTAATATCCATAGAAACTAAACGCGGCTGAGAACGCAGTGGGTGAGTCATTGGCGTACATGGCAGTGAACCCACCGGTATTATTGGAACCCATGTTGTAATCAGCGCCATCGTCTACTCCCCATGAAATGCCCTGGGGACCATGCAAACCGTCATTGGTGGTCGTGTAAATAGTGACCCCCCAGCTAGTTCTTGAGGCGAAGATCGCGGCAGGATTGTAATTGTTGTTTCCTGGGCTGGCTGATAACGGGTAATCAGATCGAAATCCCAGTGGACCAAGTTCTGCGATAGAGCCAGTAACAATAGTATTTCCACCAGCAGGGAAAGCGCCTGTCTGAGCCTTCCAAAACCCCACGTCCTGTGCGTGCACAATTAACGGGGTCATCGCGCATAGGAAACTGTCTGGCGAAAGGAAGTTGACGCTTTTCAGCTTGGTGAAGTAGGTCTGCGCTCGGATACCAACACAGAAAGTGTTAAGGCAGCTCAAGGTTGCCTGCGAAGGAATACAACCGTTGGCAATAGCTCTGGCATTCCACGATGTGACCAGTGGGTCGTTTCCGCCGCCTCCGACGCCGCTGGAGGAGCAAACTTGGGATTGAAAAGCCATGAGAAGATCCCGGTCAGAGAGCCTTTGGTAGAGATTGGCGTACGCTGCGTTAATCGCTACCTGGGAGTTGGCGTAACCTGCGGCAGTACCATAAACACTGGCCAGGCATATCAACCGATCCCTGTCGCTTAGCCGAGTGTTTTTATCGGTCAGGACGGAAAGTGCTTCGAGAGTTGCAGCGTCACAAGCCATTAATTACTTTCCGAGTTTGGCTCGCAGAAAGATGATGATTCTGTCCAGTGCATCAACCGGACTGGCATCCAGCTTGGGTCCACTGGCAATGAGGGCTGGAACATCGGCTGACAGCGTTGCGTCAGCAGCTCTGCCAGCATTCCATTCCAGCGCAGCCATTGCGACTTCGAGATCGATCATAGGGATGCCTCCAGTGTAAACCGTGGCATCCTGGCGAAGCCCAGCGTGGTTCGACTTGTAGTTTGTGCCTCCAGCTGCCGCCAGTTCGTAGATCAGGCCGGTAATGCTGATCATCTTCCGGTCCTGGGAAGAAATATTCCGATTGATCAACTTGGAGTAGTCGTTGGCAAATGACTTGGCCGAAGCCGCGTTATTGGCAATGGGGGTTGCCCCAGGTGCTGCAATTGTTTCGAGAGTTATAGCCATAAATCAGTAAGCTTCCTGTTGACCTTCCTCGCCACCGTAGCGTGGCGACATGTGTTTCATCAAACCTTCCTCCCAGGACTCGCCCTTTTCTTCTTCGCCTTTATCACCGTGGTTATATTCGATGGGCCAATCGCCATCGGCATCCTGATCGCCGGTGACTTTGAATTCCACGATGTCCCCTTTGTTGAGCTTCATCCCTTTGGGAAGCATGTCGGGGCCGATGTGCAGCATGCCACCTTCCATGTGATTTTCGTGCATGGCACCATGGTCCATCATTGCGCCCGGATTGGGTGGGTCCCCTGCTGGAGCGTCGTAAGCCATAATTTAGTTCCAAATAAAAGGTGCAGGGCCGAAGCCCCGCACCCCTACCGATTCGCCGATTAGTCCTCTGGAGGGAGGGCAAACGCGGGTGGCGGGACATACTCGCCGCACAGCGAGTTGTAGGCCAGCAAGCTCTGGTAAGTGGCCGAGCCGGTAGGCGCAGTGTTGGTGCGAGGCACCCGCACGTACGGCTGGGGCTCACCGAGCGCCAGAATGAGACGTTCAATCTCAGGATAGATCGTCTTTTCCGCCAAATCATATTCACCGAGCCAATAGCCTTTGTTGCGCTTATCGTTCGGCATGCTGCAAGTCAGGCCCGTGTTCGGGTCCGTGTACTGGAAGAACTCAGGCGACTTCCACGTCCAATTGCCCATGAAGCTGCGAGCGAGCCCGAACTTCATTTCGTCGTTCACCGAAGTCACGTCACCCACGTAGATAATGCGAGCGTCCCGGTTGTAAACGTGATAGAGGCGCACCGGCGCGTTCTTCCAGGCAGTGGAGTAAACGGGCTTCAGACCGTAGGTCGCCGCCACGTTTTCATAGGGCCAAATCTGCTGAATCCAGACAGCGCCGGTCAGGGTGACGCCGTTCAGGTCTTTGCCGTCCAAATCCTGGCGGAATCCAAAACGCATCTGTTGTTTATCTTCTTTGAACATCCAGTCACCGCAGCCGGTGGTGACCCCGAAGCTGTAGAAGGCCCCGCCTTTGGCGAAGTCAGCCGCCGAATACATCTGCGTGAGCGCGGGGTTCGCAACCAGCAAACGCCGCCTGGTGGTGGCGTCCACGGTGATGCTGAACTTCCCGTCCATGAGCCAATCCCTGGAATGGTAGCCATTCGCCGCCAGGTCTTCCTGCGCGTTGGCGAGATATTCCATGGATAACTGGCCCAGGGCAGCCGCAAGCAGCGGCGTGGTGCCATAGCCCAGCGCCGTCAATCCACCGTTGGCGTTCAAGTTGATGAACAACGAGTTCTGCGTAACACCGCCAGTAGTGGAGGTATTAACCCCGAACATGTTTTCGGTGACATCCAGAGCAACGGGGTTGCCCGAACTATCCTGGGGGCCACAAAGGAACAGACCAGCGCCTTGAGCTGCCGTGCCAGCCTTGCGCAGCGTCAGCAAGCGCAGGAAGTCGGAGCAGATATTCTCAGGCAGGTCCTTGTAGCCTTCGGCAATAGCGCCCATCTTGGCGATGCCTTCCTCAATCGTATCCAGCTGGTCCAAGCAGAACACCGGGGTCTGGTATTCCCGCTTGTAACGGTCATAGCGCAGCTGATCCACGCCGTGCCCAACGAACTGACGCGGGACATCGCACGGGTTGCCCACGCACGGATCAGCGGTGAATTGCGTCCACAGGCCCGGGTCATTCGGGCGAGTGACGTAGATTCGCTCATAGAGGTGGGTGGTTCCGGTGAAGTTTGGCCACGTCTCTGTCCGGTACATGCCGGTATAGAGATAATTAAATGGCTTCCGGTCTTTGGAGATCCGCTTGTCCCAGTCGTAGGGGCGGCGTCCAAGGAAATCGTTAAACTGCTGACATTGCGCTGACGTGAGCGGCATAAAAAATATAGTGTTTCGTTAATTAGTTCGGGAATTTTCCAGGCAGACGAAGCCTGACCTACGTCTTGAAGATCAACTTCTCAGTTGAGCGGGTGACGAGCCGCTTTACGTCACTGCGTTTGCGAACGCTTTATGTCCAGCGATCCCGTCTTACTCCCAAAGGCGGAAATCACAAAGGAAAGAAATTACTAGACAAGAGGACGCAGAAAGTCGTAATGAGGCGGGATGACATTCAGCACAAGTGACCTGAAGCGGTTTTGGGAGGCCGTTGCCGTTGGGGATGAATGCTGGATTTCACGCGCAACCCCAAGCGGTATCTACGCTCGTTTAACGATGGGCGGGAAACAGATTTTGGCCCACGTTGCCTCTTACATCATCCACCATGGGCCGGTTCCAGAGGGGAAAAAGGTTTGCCACAAATGCGACACCCCGCGCTGTGTTCGCCCCGATCACATCGAGGCAAAAACCAATTCTCAAAACATGATGGACATGGTTGCGCGTGGCCGACACAAACTCTTGCTTGGACCCAAGAACAATTTTTCAAAACTGACTGACGAGCAGGTAATTGAAATAAGACGCAGCGCGAAAACCACGAGGGATTTGGCCAAAGAGTATTCGGTTACTTTTCAGTGCGTTTGGAGGATAAGAAAAGGTATTGCCAGAAAGTATCTATGAGCAGAGAGGATTTCGCAGCCGCTTTGCGTAAGTGGAGAACCGGCAACAAGTGGCTACAAAAGGAAGCTGCTAATATCCTTGGAGCCAGCATCCGCACGTACCAGGGATGGGAAGAGGGAACGCACCTTCCAAATAAATTTGCTTTAATCGAAATCGAACGCCGAATGAACAACCACAAAAATGACCTACCATGAACGACTCTACAGGCAGTTTAAAAACGATATGAGTAGCTATCAAAACCCACTTACCGGACCCGATGACGGACTTCCACGCATGAGCACTCGTGATTATTTCGCGATCCACTTCGCCGTGGCGCTGGTGCAAATCAACCGCAAGGATCAAGTGATCTGCAATATGGGCGCGGCGGCGGATATGGCTGACGCCTTAATTAGGATACTTGAGACACCACCAAAGCCGACTGTCCATGAACCCGGAAGCCAATCCTAAGAAATGGCGCGTTTCCCGAATGAGGACGCTCGCCAAATACAACGGCAAGTCCGTTCCATCTGAAAAAGAACTTATTGCCAGTATTCCGAAGAATATGGCCTGCCCGTGTTGTGGGCACAGGATGAACTGGTTCAAAAGGGACGGCTCAAAAACAGTCATCACACTACAGCACGACAGGAATGGCGAGTGGCGAATTCTGTGCATGTCTTGCAACTGTAGGCACGCTGGTTTTCCTGGCGATTCGTTTTACGACTTGCCTAAAGACAAAAAGGTTTGCCCTGGTTGCCGCATTACGAAGCCTCTGACTGACTTTTACAAAAGCAAAAGTCCACGCCGATGGGGAGGAGTTCGATCCCATTGCAAGGAGTGCTCCAAGCGGTTAAGCGTCGAATGGCAGCGAAGGAAAAGGGCCAAGTGACGTACAAAAACCTTTACGTCCAACTCGCTCGCCTGGGAGATCAGCTCAACCTGATGCCACTGCTCTGGCGCGACTCGCAGGAAGGAAGCCGTTCAGCCATGATGGTGCAGGAGCAGTACGTGCCGCATCTGGAGAACAGTTATTGCGACATCCTGCCCTGGAAAGGCGACACACACGACATTGAAGGCGCAATGGGCGAAGCGGCGAAACTGGGCAAGCCCGTCTGCACCCAGGTCCTCGGACCACCTGAGATGGTGCGCAAATACACGTACCAACCGGCTGGCTTGGAACACGCTATTTGCACGTCGTACCAAAAAGAGGCGTGGCGCGTGGCTAAACGGCTAGGGGATTGGGACTACTGCTTCCCGCTCGTGTTCGACAGGCGCAATTGCGAACGCGAGTTAAAACTGATCCCAAAAAGCAAACGGCGTTTCATCTTGGCTGCGTTGGACGGTATTTCGTCCCCGTTCCTTTACAAAGCGCTTGTGCTGCAATTGCTGGAGTTGACCGGCTGCAACATTATTGACCTGAGCACGATCAAGGCTGATCGGTTTTTCGATATTCTCGGCCTGTACGAGAAAGCGTATTGCCTGGTAGCCATAGATTCTGCGCCTTTGCACCTGAGCCGCGCAGTGCCGCAGTTGCCGGTGGTTGCGCTTACCAACGACAAGCCGCTGCTATGGAACGGCTCTTCCTGGCGTCCCCAATTTGTGTGGTACTGCCGCTATTCGGACTTCCCCGCACGCGCACATGAAATGGTGAAAGCAATCAAAGCCATTGAACCAATGAAAGACTTGCCGCGCATAGTTCACATATGGCAAGCATACGAAGGAGGAACGTGCAAAGTGCCAAAGTCCAGCTTCGCGCAGTGGATACCAACTCCGATTGAGATTGGGTCCTGTGGCAAAGATAGTGCCCAGCCACACCTGGGGGACCCCAAGCGCTTCCCGTACCTGCGTGACGCGCTCCGCATGGGGATGCAACGCGCCCGGGACCATGACTGGGTGTGCATCACCCGCCCAGGCACCACAATAGACAAAGGCACCACGCAAATACTGGTGGCTAACACGGCGTGCTTCGCCTACCGAATTGCAGTCAAGAACGGGGAGAGGACCCACTTTCCTGTCGGAGACCTTTTCTGCGCCACTAAGGTTTGGTGGAAGGAAGCTTATAAAGACATCCCTGACTTCGTGATGGGGACGGACCATCATTGGCCACATGTTCTGGTGGCTCTGTTTAGAGAGCGGGGCGCAATCGACACCACCGGATGCTGCCATCGAGACGCATGAGTGAAGCCCCTGTCATGAGTCCCAGGATTGCCTGGAACAACAAGCTGGCGAACGCGTTCATTGCCGGTCACAAAACAACTTCGCGTTACCCCAAGGTGTCGGCACAGGCTGGCACTGAGCCCCTAGATATAACCGGGCTGAAGCCATTCGGGTACAACCCGGCTGTCATCGAGGATAACGGTTTCATGGTCATGGCGTACCGACATCACCACGAACCTAGTCTGGCAACGCAGTTGATGTTGGCCCAAGTCGATCCCACGGGCGAGATCCTGAGCAACCGAGTCATCGTCACCGAAGCTAACCGCAGCGCCGAGGACCCGAAGTTCTTTCACCATGACGAAGAGCTGTATATGTCCTTTGTGATTTCCTCAGCGCCGATCACGCCGTTCAGGTCAGTGGTGCGTTACGGGAAGTTAATCAACGGGCGGTTAGAGGATATTAAGCAGCCAAATATCGGCAGGAACGACTGGTCCATAATGGAGAAAAACTGGGTTTTCTTCAGTCACCAGGGACGGCTGCACTGCATCCACCACTGTCACCCGCAACAACAGATCTACTGTCTGGATGACGGCGAACCTGTCAACACCTATGAGACGGAAGGGCCAAGGTGGGATTACGGGCCAATCAAAGGAGGCACGCCGCCAATCGAGTTCAACGGCAACTATTTGCGATTCTTCCACAGCACCCTGGACAACGAATTCGGGACGTACAACCGCCGCTACTTTGTCGGCGCTTGCACCATGGCTGCAAAGCCCCCATTCCAAGTGCTGAGAGTGAGTAAAAGGCCGATCTTGTTCGGCTCCGAGATCGACAACTTAAAGGTGAGAGACCGTCCTTTCCATTGGAAGGCGAATGTGGTGTTCCCAGGTGGAATTGCGGTGCTGGAAAACGGCTTTGCGGTGTCCGTTGGGGTAAATGACTCCGCTTGTCTGCTGGTTAAAATCACTCCCGAAATGCTTAAATTATGAGCGCCCAAGGCCCACACAAAATCACCCAAATGTTCGAGGAAGCGCTGTGTAATTACACGGGTGCGCCGTACGCCGTGGCGGTGGACAACGCCAGCAACGCATTGTCTCTGTGCCTCTACCACGAACGGGTTCAAGACATGGAAATCATGATCCCTTGCCGCACTTATCCATCGGTGCCGTGCGAGATCATCCTGGCCGGGGCCAAGGTGAAGTTCGTGGACTCAGGCACCAAGACCTTGACCGGCAAGTACCGGCTCTGGCCCACGAGGATATGGGACTCAGCGCTAACCTTCACGGCGAACATGTACATGCCTGGGCAGCTTCAGTGCGTCTCGTTCACAGGAGCCTATAAGCACCTCAAACTGGGCAAGGGAGGGGCCATTCTCTGTGACGACGAGGAGGATTACGAGTGGTTCAAGCGAGCCAGGAATTCCGGGCGCGGGGAGTGCAGTTATCACGTGGATAAGTTCACGATGATTGGCCGGAACTGCTACATGATGCCCCAAGTAGCTGCTCAGGGCGTGCTGCTGATGACTCAGTTTTACAACCTCGATGGCAGCAAGAGGCACATGGCCGACATCACGCTGCCCTATCCGGACTTGTCACAATTTCCAGTTTACCAAAAGAAATGTCCCTCGTTATCATAGGCAGCGGAGGCCATGCAGGCGTGGTAATCGGCTCAATCCGGGGATCGGGCAAGTTGATCGTCGGATGCCTCGATGATTTTGAGCAGGTGGGGGTTATAAAGCACGGAGTTAAAGTGCTGGGCAAAGTGGACGATTGGAAGAAATTCCCCCAGCACATGTGGTTCAACGCTGTGGGGGACAACGAAGGCCGATTCAAAATCGCCACTAAAATGGGCAAGACGGCGATGAATACTTTCAGCATGGTCAGCCCCATGGCCTACTGCGCTGGTGGCCTGGAGATTGGCCTGGGAACCTTCATTGCGCCCGGGGCGGTGGTGGCAGAGAATTGCAGCATCGGTTCGCTTTCAATCATAAACACCAACGCGAGCTTGGATCACGATTCGATTGTGGGAGACTTCACACACCTCGCGCCGGGAGTGGTTACTGGAGGCCACGTGCGCATCGGGAGCCACACCATGATCGGCATCGGCGCGATGATTCGGGACCACGTTACCATCGGGAACAACTGCCTGATTGGCATGGGCAGTGTCGTAATTAGTGACGTGCCCAGCAACACCAAGGGCTGTGGGAATCCATTCAAGGACGTGCTGTGATTATCGGTTCATACAATATCAGGCCCTTCGTGGTCGTGCTTCAGGAGATGCCCGAAAAATGGGCGTTTATTTCCTCGCACTTCAACAAGGTGGGCATCGAAGCTGAGCCGTTTAACGGTATCCACGGCACCATCTCAGGGCTGCGCACGATTTACACTTACGAGCGCGACAACCCGGGCGGCGGCTGGAACATCGGCGTGAAGCCCGTGGCCACGTGGATCAGTTTTTACATGTTGTGGGCAGCGATGAACATGTGCCCAGAGGAACATTTCTGGCAGCTGGAGTGGGACTGCAAATTCCCCGCCAACTGGCGTGAACGCACCGAAGCTGCATTGCGCAGTGTGCCCCGAGACTTCGATATGTTGTTCATCGGGTCCTGCTGTGCGAGCGACAAGCCCAAGACGCATGTGGCCGGTGAGGTGTGGGATCTAAAGTACCCGGTGTGTGGTCACTCCACGATCATCGCCAAGAAAGCGCTGCCGGTGCTGCTCAAAACTCAGCGTAAAGTCTACGCGCCTTTGGATATTTCAGTTGCGCTGCATACCCTGCCCCATCTAAAAGTCTATACCGTGCTGCCAAGAATTTGCGAACAATTCGAGACCGAGCTGAAGCCATGAATCAAATCAAAGCCCTCTTTCAGTCCAAAAAAGACCTGTGCAAATGGTGGGCGGCGGTGACGGGCGATCCGCGCTTCGATGATGTCCTTCTGCACGTGCGCTCCATGATTTTGGAGAATGCCCAAACCACAGAGTCCCTGGCTGGCGCACGGCACTACGAAAATTCCCTGTCCACTATCGGCCAAGCCGAAGAGGAGGGAGATGATTTCCCTAGCCCCGGCCTTCACCATATTTTGGACGAGATGCCATTAGTGAAGCAATTTGAGAAGAAAGATTAATTATGCCAGACGCAATTGTTCCACATCCCGCCGCTCCCGCGCCAGCCGCCCCGGCTCCCGCGCCTGCACCAGCACCAGCAGCGCCCCCCGCGCCCCCCGCGCCCCCCGCGCCTCCCGCGCCCGAGAACCCCTTTGCTGAATTGGAAGCGAAGGTAAAGGCTTACGACAAGCCGCCTGAAACCACCAAGGGCAAGGAGCAAGTAAAGCCGGGGGAACCCGCCAAGCCAACCGAGCCAGCCAAGCCGGAGCCGGTTAAACCGGACCCAGCCCGTGGACCAAAGGAGCTACGCGCCGAATTGGAACGCGCTCGGCAAGAAGCGGCAACTGCCAGCAGCACCCTCCAGACGCTTCAGCAGAAAATCAAAGAGTACGAGTTGAGGGGCAAGGACACCGAGGCACTGGTGGCGCGGCAGACGATTCTGGAAAAGGAACTGGCGGATGCACGCGCTGAAGTCCGGGCGATTAAACAGGAATCCTCCCCGGAGTTCATCCAGCAATATCGCAAGCCCTTTGATGACGCTGCTGCCTATTCCAAGCACGTAATCGAGCAGCTGAACGTGCTGAATGAAGAAGGTGAAGCCATCCGACAGGCCAAGTTTGATGATTTGCAGCAGCTTTATGCCATGCCGATTAACAAGGCCAGCGCTGTGGCCAGGACCATGTTTGGCGACGACTCGCAGACGGTGATTAACCACTTAAACGAGCTTCACCGGCTCGATTACAACTACCAGAACGCGCTTAAAGAAGAACGAGCCAACGCCGCGCAGCGAGCCAAAGAGGAAGAGGGCAAAGCGGTGGCCACCCGCGAGCAGCTGAGTAAAGCCTACGTTCAGGTAAACCGAGAGTTGGTTGAATCGGTGGATGATTACCGTGATGCGCCTGACGACAAGGAGGCAGCTGAAATGCGCAATAAGGGTTACTCCATTTTTGACCAGAAGCCAGAATCAGCAGACAAAGCGGTAATTAAACAGGCGCACGTGCGGCAAATGGTGGCGGCGTTCTTCCCGATGAAGCTGCAAATCACGCGGATGCGCCAGGAAATTAACGACTTGAAGGCAAAGCTGGATCACGAGAAAGAATCAGACCCTGGCAAGACCAAGCATCCTGGCGGAGCGCCAGCGGCACCAGCTGATGCGAACGAAACCTGGGAACAGGCGGCGAGAAAGGCTCTTCTGTAATGCTCAAATTACTCCCTAACGGATTATTCCCAATCACCGTTCAGCAGTTCAACCCGCTGATGGACAACTTGGTCCAATTAAATATTCTGGATGCTGGCCTGTCCGATAAAGCCCAGCGCGGTATTGGGCTTTACCTGCACACCTACGATCTATGGGTTAAATCGGGCGGAGCCATCGACTACAGGGGCCACAAAGGCCAGGAGCGGCTTTTGGAGGACACCATGACATTTTGTGGGCACGGCAACCCTGTCCCCACGAGGCATGGCGACCTGGCAGCTGCGCACCTGGCCATTGACTGGCACGATACACAGGTGCGGTGCATGTCCACTGGATTGCCGCTATTATCAACGCAGACAGCAGACCTGCTTAATGAGGCGCGGAACCTGTGTGAATATTCTCCCGAAATGGAAAAGCGCGTTGGACTCCTGATGGATTACCTTGGCAAGAAGCCCTATCCGTCGCGTTTAATCTGAAACAATCTCAGCCGGAGTCGGCATTGGATCGTCAGTGAAGGGAACGCCTTCACTTTCGGCGGTTTCGATCTCCTTCAGCACTTGAACCAGATCATCAGTGTTAGCAGTGACGCCATCGGGCAACTCCTTGGCTTTTTCAAGGATGCCCTCAATCGTGCCTTTTGCGCTGACGCCGATGTTCACGAGCCATCCTACCCCATCATCCTCGGAATCATCTGGAGGAGTACATACCTTACCCCCTACGTAGCAACTACCAGCGCAGATTACCGAGTCCATCAATTCAGCTGGAAACTGGATCTCGGACCAGAGCTTCTTGGGGCCTTTGGCAACCAAGACGCATTCGGCACCAAATTGGCCATTCATTTCGGGCTGCACCAGTTCACCTGCCGCACCGTGGTAAATTATTTCGGGGAGATTGCGGTAAAGCTTCAACTGCGAGTTCCCGGCGGGACAGGGAAAACGGCGCGTGGGATCGGTGAAGAAGAAGTGATCGTCCTTTATCCGCACCTCACTGCTGATCAGATTACGATAATGGACACGAGCGAGTTCGTCGGAGAACGCTTCCAGCACAGCGTTAAGCTGCTCTGGAATCTCTGGGCGCTTCTTGACCGTCCCAAAGTAGCACTGATCCTTGTACTCTACCCCCTCAACCATCAGATCGGGGTATTTGCCGTCAATGCAGAAAGTGTCGCACCCGATTTCCAGTTCGGTTTCAATCGCGTCACAAACGATGAAATCGATCATCTCTTTGAGGGGGCCGAACAGGACTGCCCACCAGTCCAGTAAGCTCTCGTCCATCGCCCAGCTGCGCCAGTGGGTGGTTTCAATCGTACCGCGCCACTTGTCGATCTTGATGTACTTGTCCTCCCGGTCCAAAAGGTGTTCGCGCAAAGCGGTTAGACCAGTGATGATTTTGTGGGGAGGCACTTCCAGCCCCACTTGCGCAAGCTTTTTAAGGAAGTCTTGCCGATACATTTCTGTTTTGTCCCCGTTGCGCGAACCCCAAACTAGAAAGTCCTGAGCCTCAAGCTCAAGTTGCTCGCCAGCGTGGTAAAGATCAGGAAAAATGAATAAGTCGATCTCACCCTTCATAGCCCAGTAATCGTCGGTCACCTCTACGTCGTCATAGCCGTCCCCGATGCAGCCCTTGTTGAGCTTGGGAAAGGCTTCAATCCAGGCGGCGTTGTGGTAGAGCACCCGTTTGAACGCCTTGCGGCTGGCCAGTTCGATTGCCAGACCAACGTTCAGGCTGTGGTCAACAATACACGCGGTTACTTCAGAAATTTCCTTCATTCATCATCCTCACAATCCTCTGGTGGATCGTCATCTTCATCCCATGCCCAGCCTTCTGGCATCATTCAGATTTGGGTTTGGTGCTTTTGAGCCGGTTTTGCTGCAACTGGTTGTGAGCCTGAACCCGGGCCTTGAGATTTTCTCGCTGAATATCAGCGAACACCTCGGCGTCTTTGCGGCGTTCTTCGCGCACGTATTTCTCGGAGGTTTGTTTCTGCTTTTGCTGGTCTGCCATTTCCTTGGCCTTCACCTTGGCAGCGGTGGTCATCATGATGGACTGGACCTTGGCGGCGGCGGCAGGATCTCCGCCCTGGCCATTCTGCTTTTGCTTCTGTTCCTGGCCACGCTGGATCAGGGCTTTGACCTGATTCATCAGCTTGTTAAGAACATCCCCGTACTGCTTCACCTTCTGCTTCATTTGCGGATCGCCGGTGAGAGTCTGGATCTGGGCACCAATGTATTGAGCCACAGTTTGGAGCCCCAACGCATCATGCTCATCAGCCACACCGCCGTTCTTTTCCAGGCGCACGATAACGCCAGCGAGCATCGGCAGCATGGCTTCGATTTGTTCGGTGGCGCTCAGTTCTTCCCGTGGTGGAACCGGCACTCCCTGCATGAGCGTCCCGAAGATAGATTGTGCGTCACGGGTGGAATCGGTCATAGCGCGATCCTTTCCAAGCGGAGCCCAGCGTGCGGCTTTGCGAGCATCGTTGGTCACGGCAATCAGCCACTCATGCTTAATCTCCTGCTGCGCGGTGGCGTCGAACGCACCAGCTGCGCTCATAAGCTGTTGTGCGGAAGCCATCGCCATGGTGGGATTACCCATGCCCAGCGGTGTCACTGGCTCAATATCCCAAAGGCTGTGATTTAACCAGCGCTTGGGAATGCCGTACTGTTCACAGCGTTTATGGAACATCTTGATGTCGGGATCTTCGCTGTCTTGCAGGCAGAAGCGGCGGCAGATTTCCTCGTAGGCGTGTCCTTCGTAGATGAACGCCGTCATCAGGAGCCCGGACATCATGGCGTTGACCTGCTGCATCTTCACGCCGGTCTCGTACGCGGTTTGCTCGCGCTTTGTGCCGGTGTCAGTATCTTGTGTATAACTCGATGACGCCTCCTGCTGAAGCTGCTTCAGTTGAGACATTGCCATTTCGAGCAAGCCCGGATCAACTTGGTGCCTTTGCTGTTGGGTGATGATGTCAACGCCGGGTTTGACCACCGAATAGTTGGAGAACTCTTGCACCTGGGCGCGTGCGCGATCAGCGGGGTCTGTGACGCGCAGCCACACATTGAAATTGTCGTGCAAGTGCTGGAGCATCCGGCAGCGGGTGATGTTCGTGTAGAAGGTGGGTTCCAAGAGCGCAAAACCCAGCGATCTAATTGAGTGATAGTTAAACGGGGCTTTGTTGCACAGGTCACCGAATTGGCAGTGGAGTAATTGTTCACGGGTTTCAGCTTCGGGTTCATCGGATGTCCAAAGGAATTTTTCAGGCGTGTCTCCGCGCACAGCGCCGGTCTCAGGCACAATGCGCATGAAAACACCCTTATTTTCTTCGTCGGTGTCGTCTTTGAAATAGAAGTGCCAGAGCGGGATGGATGGCACGGCATCGGAAGAATAATATCCGCCATCCTGTTTAACCAGCTCAGCCAGCTTTTCAGGTTGAGTTTCCCAATCGTAGCTGTTAGTGGGGTCATCGTAGTTGATCTCTTTGTAATTCTTGAGGATTTCAGCCACTGACTTTTTATCCCACTTGTTGCGTTTGGTGTCATTGAACGCGGATTTTGAAAGCTCGTATGGGGTGTAGCGCATCCGCACCGCCCACCAGTCCAGATTCTCAAAGTCCAGGGTAGTGTCGGTGGGAATGCGCAGATCTTCAATGGCAACAAATTCCGGCCTCCACCAATCCCTCTTGTACCACATCATTGGCCCTGGACCATGGCACACCACCGCCGCCCATTTCGAGCGATGCAGCTCAAAAAATGGCAGGGACTTGCGCATCGGCTTGTTGATCAACTGTGTGATCTGGCTTCCCCAGTCAGCCTGGAATTCTTTTGGTGCCAGAGGGATGCTGACCTTGAAGAACAGCAGGTTGGACCAAAAAGCGTTCATGTACTGCCGCCGTGCGTGAGCCAGGAGAGTCATCAACTCGCCCCAATTCACATTAATTTTGATGCCCAGCTTCTTGGCTGTCTCTGGTGTGAGCGGTGGGGCGCAGTTGGCCTGGTTGTTGATTTTGGTACGGTTCTCGCCGCGATTCCATTCAACCGTGTCACCGGCCCGAATGGTTTGAAGCACGCGAGGTGCGGTTGAGAAGTTCATAAAAGTTCCGTCTTTATCCAGCAGAAATCAGGCATCTTAGCCAGCTGCTCTGGTGTGGTGTGTTGTCTAACGTGGTGGCTCGGCATCCATACTTTGAGCCGTAAATAGCAGCTGCACGCCTTGCAGACGTGCAAATGGGTTTCGTTGGTGACGTGCAATTCCATGCCGTTCTTCAGTTCCATTTCCTTCCGAATCCAATCTGAGACTTCGCCTTTGGCGGTTTCCAGCCAGCCCTGGCCCTGGTTAAGAGGACAGCGCTTACCGTTGTCGCCAGCAGCGCAACGCTGAGCGCGAAATTCAGCCACCATAGGGTGGACCGGCTCACCGTCACCGAGCCAGTCTCGAAGTGCCGCCAGCCCTGTGATGTCATTTTTGATTTCATCCAGCGGGTTCATGCCGGAACTCCACAACCGCGACACGGCGTGATAATGGGGCTGCTGGAATTAAGCGCAGTAACAGGAGCGCCCCCCTGCGGAGCGGCAGTGCTGACACAGTACGACGGATTACAACCCAGTCGCAGGCATTGAAATTCGTCAACGTCTTGAAGGCATTCGGGGACGCTGGATCGTGGTTTTCCATTTCCCTTTCGGTACGCGCTGAGCGCACGGGCAATGTCTTCGATGACCGGAACGCACATCTTAGGAAACCCCGGCTCCACATAGCAGTACCCGCCTGGAGGAGATGTGTCATACGAACGTAGTCTGCACGGCATTACATCAATTCCTTTCTTGCAGCATCTTCCCAGGACTCAACCGGCCCCTCGTTGGGTTTTACCGGCACAGCTTTATCGTCATAAAGATCGTCAAATTCTGGTCTCTTAATGTTGGTGATTTCCAACTCCCCGATGCCCTGGCGGCGAAGCCACTTGCGGATAGCTGGACGTGCCCCCTTGGCCCCGGCTCGCGCAGTGAAGATTACCACTTTGTCTCCATTGGCAATCCAGTGCTTCACCATCTTCATCATGGACGGGATGGGCTTTCCAATCACGCGGATGCCCATGTCGGAATGGTGAAAGGCGAGAGTTTTGTCCAAATCAACCGCGTGAGTTTTCATAGGCTTGAGTGATCCAAATGTCCGGCCTGCATGGCATTGGCGTATTCCTGGGCTTCGGTGTCGAACCAATCCTCGTTGTCCTCGTTGGCTTCGATGACTTTGAAACCAGCATGGCCGACAGTGAAGCCGCGCTGCCGTGCGCCCTCCACGCCGAAGCTGAAGGCATCCGCCAAGTCAGGCGAGGTGCCCATGCGCTCGCGGGTGTCCTCTTTCTTCTCCAGTTCGACTTTACCTCCCCGGGTGGGCATGTACTCGCGCATCGTGAATTCCTTGGCCACTTCCTCTGGCAGGTCGCGCATCTGCTCGGACTCAACCACGTTGCGTACGGCAAACCAAAGCTCGGCGTTCATCCGGGCGTATTCCTCATCGGCGCGTTTGTGGCGGCGAACCCCGTTTGGCTCGCTGACAAAGAGATCGGCTCGCACTGGTCGGTCTGTCGGTTTATCACCTTCAGCGATGGCAATTGGAGCTTCATGCCCAAACACTTTGGCCAGGGCTGAGCCGGTGGTCCCCCGTCCAGTGGAGCCGTAAAAAATATTCATCGGTGAAATGCCGTTGCGCTTGGCTTCGCGCCCCACGAATTGCGCAATCTGGTCATCCGGTGACAGCGGGTTGGTAACGATAATAGGGATGTTGGCGTATTCGCCGAATGCGATCACTTCTCTGTTGTTGATATCGGTGCCGAACTCCAGCCAGCCCCAAATACAACGATCTGAGCCCTCGCCGCCCCAGGCGGGATCGAGGAACCCGATTTTAGTCTGCACGTCGTCTTTCCATACCACGGGATCAAAGGCGTGATGCTGATGGCACAGTGCTATTGTGAGCACGCGTTTTCCCATCATGTTCAGCCGCATCACGCCTTTACACTGGCTCCAGTACTGAAGGCTATCCTTGCCCCAACGCGTCTCAACCAGGCGCACGGTGCTGCGATTGATCAGGCGCGGGAACGGGGGACGCTTGCCTTCTGGTACGTCGAAGTTCGGTGAATCAGTGCCGACAAGATTGACGCACCGGCCACGATGAAACTTGGTGTTCCACGTGGTGGTCTTTTCGATGCCGTCGTACGCCGCCCAACCTTCAACCGGCTCGGCCACAATCGAGAGCTGATCGTAAGGATCGTGTTTAGGGTTGCCGGACGGGATGACCTTGATGTCCGGCTCGCCGTTGGCGTCCAAGTCCACTGATTGGAACATGTTTGGCAGGCAGTCCATGAAAGACGCCTGCATGAACTGGGCTTCGTCGGCTATGAAGATTATTCGCTTCTGCTTGATTCCCGACAGCACACCCAATCCAACCCAACTCTGGCCCACATAGCAGGCTTTGCCGATGATGCCCTTACGAATGTCGCGTACGTTTGTAACCTCAATATCATCTGTGACAATGGCGTGCTTTGAATCAATAACGTGCCCTGCCAGCCATGGGAACCGCTCCTGGGCGGCTCGTAGGAGCATCTTGATTTCTCCCAGAATGGCGGAATTGAGCTTGTCAACGGTGGTGGTGCTGACGAGCACAAGAGTATCGTGAGGTCGTGCCCAATAGGACAACAAAGCATACTCAGCAGCGTGGCTTGTCTTTCCGGTGGAACCGGCCCCCAGGAGGACGGTAACGATGTTGCTGATGATTTCATGGTAAATTAGCTCCGTCCAACGGTGCCGATAACGTTCAGGCCACGCCAATTTCCGGGCGTTCATGTAATGCTCAAAAAGCCCTAAACCACAAGGCTGGCCGTCTTTTCCTGTCCATTTGCCTCCCTTCTTGATGCACGCAAGCTCCACTTCCAGTTGTTCCAGGCTGGAACTCCAATACGCGCCATAGCGTTCAATTTCTCTTGCCATACAACCTATAGTGGTGCGGTTATCACTGGAGGTGCTATAATGCTGCTTGACGAATACTGCAATCTTAAAATTCTATGAGCCATCCAAAGCCACTGCCGAAAATCTCAACACGCGATGTTGAAAGATTCTGGTCAAAGGTCAACAAGCGTTGTCCGGATGAATGCTGGTCTTGGACAGGTGGGCTTGGAAGCGGCATTCGAGCTGTTTTTTGGGTGTGCGAAACAACTACCTACGCTGCCCGTGTGATGTGGTTTTTGCAAAATGGACAAGATCCAGGCAGGCTAAACGTTTTGCATTCTTGCGACAACGCGGCGTGCGTTAATCCACGTCACCTTTTTCTTGGCACATTGAAAGACAATCACGACGACATGAAAGAGAAAGGCAGGCGAGCGTCTTTCGTTGGTGCGAAAAACAGTCAGGCCAAATTGACAGACTTCGATGTAAAGCTCATGCGTGCTCTGCACTTCCAAAACGGGGCAAGCATGAGAAGTATAGCAATCCGTTTTGGTGTCCAGCCATCCGTTGGCCAACGCGCCATCCAGGGTGACACATGGAATCACGTAAAATACTTACTGAAAGAATAAATTATGCCAGCTACTGCCCCTTGTCAGCCTTGTTGCAGTGTACCGCTCTCCGTCAACATCCCCGGCATTGAAGGCCTGGGTGGATTGGACGGAACCAATGGTCAAAACGCCTATACCTTCACCATCGCAGATTTTACCTACGCCACCGGGACCATCACCGTCATCTCCACCGCTTTCATGGTCGTAGGCCAGGTGCTGGTGATTAGTGGCCCGGCCCACGTGCGGGTTTCTGCGATTACCGGGCCAACCACCGCCACCGTTGTCGCCTTGAATTACGCCGGGGACATCGCGCCAGCCACCAACATTGTGTCCGGCGCAGGAGTATCCCCTGGCGGAATAGCCGGGCCTGCTGCAATTGCCGTGACGACTGGGGTGGCGATTTTGGTGGCCGGAACCGTGACAGTTGCCACTCCACTGGTGACGGCATCGAGCAAGATCTTTTTGAGCCGCAACACGCCGTTGGGGGCGTTGGGCAACCTGAGTGCACCTTCCGCCAGCCGGGTAGTGGGCGTTGGGTTCACGATCAATTCCAGCAGCGCCACCGATGTTTCAACCGTTGACTGGGCGATCATTGGATAATGCCTGCTCCACAAGATTATAAGCCAGACACGCTTTACGATTTCCTCGGCAATTTTGAAGCGGGGATGAACCTTGGGATTGACCCGCTGCTGTTACCAAAGAACCAGCTGAACAATTTGGTCAACGGCACGGTGCGAGGCACCTTCGTCTCCCATCGCCCAGTGTACCGCAAAATGAAGCTGAGCGGGGTCATGGATTTTGCCACTTTCAAGTTTCAAGGCGGCTGTTTTTACAATCCTGATTCCGGTGCGGAAAGCCTAAGAGCAGCCATATCGGGAAGGTTGTTTCAGTTTACCCCAGGGCTGGACGATACCGCCGTTGTCACCGAGATGACTGCCAGTGCGGTGCTCGGTGGCCCCAATCCTGCCGGACCAGATCAGGCGTGGCTCTGGCAATCCGAGGAGTGGACGATCTGGAACGACGGGGTGTCGCGTCCAATTTACACTTCGGACACTTTCTCCAATCGCCTGGGGCCGACAGCTTATCTGACCACCACCACTACTGCTGATTTTGTCATTCCGCCGCCCGGTGGCACTGCAACCGCAGTCCCTCTTGCTGACATCACCAATCTTAACGACGGAGATTTGGTCACGATCCAAAACGGACAATTTTTGGTCAAGGGAGCACCAACCCCAACAGGTGGAACAACCGGGACCGTGGATCTGGTCAACCAAAGCTCCACACCAACGGGAGGAGTCATCAGTTCTGGAGTAACCGTTTCTTGGTTTCACGCCCAGAATTCTCTGCCACCTGGCCGGATGGGCGCTTATGTGATGGGCCGGAATTGGGTCAGCCTGCCTAACGGGAAACAATGGATCGTTAGTGATTTGGTTGGCGGGAGTAGCGGCACTCAGGCCAACGAGTTCCGCGATGCCGTCCTGCATGTGACGGAAAACAACTTCCTGGCCGGTGGTGGTCTGTTCACTGTCCCCGGGAGCGCTGGAGACATAAGAGCCATTCGAGAAGCGGCAACCCTTGATGCTTCGCTTGGGCAAGGGCCGGTGCAGATATTCACCCCGGACAAGGTGTTCTCGTGCAACTCCCCGGTGGACCGGCTGACGTGGCAATCGTTGACCAACCCCATACTCACTGAATCATTAATCAGCAACGGAGCGCTTTCGCAGTGGTCAACTCAGAACGCCAACGGCGACATTCTGTTTCGCGCCGTGGATGGCCTTCGCTCACTGATTCTGGGACGGCGTGATTTTGACACTTGGGGCAACGTGCCGCAGAGCCTTGAAGTTGACCCGATTTTGGCTCGGGATGACCGTGGACTCTCTCAGTTCAGCAGCTCGGTAGTTTTTGACAATCGGTATTTGCTCACCGTCAGCCCCAAGCGTGTTGGATCAGGTGTTTATCATCGTGGAATTGTGGCGCTGAACTTCGATCCGATTTCCACGCTGCGCGGGAAGGCCCCTTCAGTTTATGACGGGCTTTGGACCGGGCTCAACGTGCTGCAATTGCTCGTGGGGGAATTTGCCGGGGTGCAAAGATGCTTTGCCTTCACCGTCAACACCACCAATAGCCAGATTGAGCTTTGGGAGATCATGCCCACTGAAAGCGAGCTGATTCAGGATGACGGCAGCGTCCCCATTCGGATTGAAATGTGGTCCCCCACGATATTCAAAGACGCGGATCAACGGACCAGAATTTACAAGCGCCTCACCAACGGTGAAATCTACGTGGACCAGTTGATCGGAACCGTGGGGTTTGATGTTTATTGGAAGCCGGACGAATACCCATGCTGGACGCTGTGGTATAGGTGGACTGAATGCGCCGGGTCAGACTCGGACGATTCCAAGCCTCAATTCCGGCCTGTTATGGGCCTGGGGGAGCCAAGTTCCAACTTCTGTGATCCGACCAACAACCGCCCATTGCGGGAAGGGTTCAACTTTCAGATCAAAATCATCATCGTGGGTCACTGTCAGTTTAAGGGCGCACGCTTTGAAGCAATCGCCGCGCCTCGGCCCAGATTTTCACCTCCTTATTGCTGCCCGGTTTCAACTGAAACAGAGAGGGTGATTGGCCTGATCGGCGGCGGTGGCGGCAGTGTGCAAAGTGGCGGCGGCGGATCGCTTATCGGAACCTGATTATGAAAAAATGCCTCATTGGACTATTGATCGTGGTGGCGCTCCTGACACTCGGAGCGCAGACCGTCTTTAAGATCATCACTTACCCGCAGTTTCCTCACACGTCCACCCTTAACGCCAATGACCTGATTTTGGTGTGGCGAGGGTCCACGAATTACAACATCACCGAGTCGGAGTTTGCGAACCAGATGGGCATTACCGTAACGAACGCAATAGGCACCAACATCGTGGTGAATGTCGCTTACATCACCAACCTCTACTCCACCACGATCAACGCCGTCACGAATATCAACAACTACGATTTCTCAACCAATATTTTCGCCACGACGATCAACGCGGTAACCAACATAAACAACTACGATTTCACGACCAATTTGTTTGTGACAACGGAAATTACTTCCAATTTGTTCGTCACGAACATCTTCGACAGCACGGCTTACATCACCAACCTGTACTCCACCAATATCTACACCACCAATCTCTTCGCCACCACGGTGAACGCTGTCACGAACATCAACAACTACGATTTCACGACTAACCTTTACGCAACAAATATCTTTGCCACCACGGTCAATGCGGTAACCAACATCAGTAATTTTTCGTTCACGACAAACCTGTACACTACCAATCTTTTTGCCACGACCGTCAACGCCACAACGAACATCAGTAATTTTTCCTACATCACCAATCTCTACGTCACCAACTTGACGGTGCAAAACTTCCAACTCACCTCCAACGGATACGTCTTGAGTTTTGGAGGATATGGCACCAACGAGACCTGGGTTGGGCCAACCACCTTTGTGGATACCAACAAGAGTGGCGTCATCGACATTCTGGATGCTGATGGAACCACCATTGTTGCTGGGTTCGATACCAACATGAACGGGTTCTTTGGCAGAGGCTACGCTGTGTCCACCAACTCGTGGGCTGGTCCGACCAATGTTTTGAGCCTGGGTTTTGCCGATAATTATTATACCACATTCACGCCATGCTCGCTGACTGGAGTGGCCGGGAAGTTGGGCGCGTACTCCAGTGGCGTAAGCCTGTCCATCAGCAATGCCGCCAGTACCAACGTAACGGTCTATTTTGCGTCTTTCACCAGTTCCGATGGAACGCGTAGCGCCGTGCTCACCAACGCCACGGTTGGCATTATCTGGGTGAAGTATTCACCGGTCTGGGGCACCACCAATCTGGTCATTCGTCCGACTTTCTTCTGATGAAAACCATCACCTCGATTCTGATTGGATTGGCGTGCTTGAGCGTTGACGCGGCGACGACCAATTGTCCCAACGCCAACCTGAGCACGGTTCAGAATGCCGTAAACGGTATGAACGACGGGGACACGGTTAATGTCCCAGCGGGTTCTGTCACGTGGGCCTCTACCTTAAGCATCACAAAACACCTCTCTGTGATAGGCGCAGGCACCAACAGCACCATTGTGACCTGCAACGGACAAGCTGTTCAGATCCAGTTAAGCGGGTCAGGAATAGTGCGTGTAAGCGGAATAAAATTCCTTGGGCCGTCCGACAATAGCGACTGTATGCACATTTGGTGCGCCACCAACAGCAGGGCTCGCATAGACCATTGCTGGATTCAGAACTTCAACGGGTCGTCCCCAGGCGGCGGATTCGCATTTTATAACGGGTGCGCTGGCGTAGTGGATCACTGCACTGTTGTTGACTGCAACAGGTTTGCCAGGACAATTTCCCCCACCTCTTCGACCAGCGAAAGCTCAACCCCGGTGGAGGAATGGTGGGTCAGGACAAATACGGCGTGGTTCCCGCCCGACTTTGCGAGCACTAATTCAATGGTCTATGAATCCAACGTGGGGATTTGGAACACATTCGACAGCAGCGGGAGTGGACCCAATATCATGTTCTCCGCCCAGGATGGCGGCGGATACGTGGTCAGGCACTCGTCTTTCAATGTAAACATCACGGTCAACAGCAGCGCCCCACAATTCTTTGAGTGTCATGGCAACCAGGGTGTTCCATCCAATCCAGCCACCCCTCGTGGCACTTACGTGCTTAATATCTACAGCAACACATTTACCTGCACCGGATTGAGCAGCGGGGTGCAATTCATCACCGCTCGCGCCGGGTCCGGATTGCTGTTCTCGAACATCGTCACGGGAACGGCCAGCAGTCTTGGAATCTACTTTCATGAGGAGGATATCGACCCGACAAGCAGTTGGTTCACGGGAACCATTTACGACCCCATAACCAACTATTGGATATGGGGGAACGTGTGCAACGGAACCACGTACGACGGAATCCCGCAGCCAGGATACAACACGGATGCCTATATGGGAAACGGTGTTTATTTCAGCAATCTCGTGCCTGCCCAAGTGGTAACACTGGTTTACCCTCACCCACTTGTGACGGCTCAGGACCCGCCGTTGCCCACCAAGATCACCGCCAGAAACCTCAAGATAAGCAACGTTAAGATACCATGAAGTGGCTGCTTCCATTCCTGTGCCTGAGTGCCGCCGCGCAGCCGTTTAACGCGACAACGGGGCTGCCGTTCCTGGCTCCTAACGCAATCGTTTCAGCTGGAATCACAACCAATCTGGCTCAGGTGGCATACAGGTGGGTGGCCACAGACCTGGCTACGAATACCGCTGTGGTGAGCTGGACCGATCAGGTTCAGTCCGTGGTTTACACCAACGGGGCGACTGCCAACCGTCCGACTAATTCATCGGATGGAGTGTGGTTCGATTCCAGCCACTGGCTCAGCAATGCCAGCTTCCCGCTGACCAGCAATTGCTCCTTTGGCTTCATCATCGACGTGGTTGGATTCAGTGGGACGCATCCTCAACTTCTTTCCTCACGGAATGAAAGTGTTTGTTTAAATAACCCGGAACTTGGGTGGCGTGATGGAGGAACGTTGACGTGGCCGTTTGCCATATCCGGTGGATGCACCGCCCAAAACCTCATCACCAACAAAATGGACGGGCTGACCAATTTCTTCATAGATCTCATTGTCAGTCAAAGTGTGACCAATTCAGGGGGCACGCCAAATCAGTCTTTGGAGTGTTGGACAAATTCAATTGTATCGTCTGGATACCAGGGCGCTGTGGCCAACGGTTTATATTTTGGAAATCCAGCTGGACCGATTCAGCTTTTAGGCCGAAACGAATTCAGGGCCAGCGGAAACTCTTTGAGGATTAAGGAGTTTTGGATATGGACCAACTCGCTGACATCCAGTGCCCTGCTGGACCAAACTCTGGTGAACGCCTTTCACAACTACGGCACCAACGTTTACCATTACTAGCCATGAGTTGCAAAGCCTGCTTACCCCTGGATTGTGTGGATGCCGATGATTTCGGGATGTCAGCATACTCCCTGGATCTGATCGAGTTCGGGCCTGTGCTGATCTGCCCCGAGGGTTTTAGTTGCGATCCCAGCACATTGAAAATGCTGTGCTGCGATCAGCTGGTCACCGCTGCTGTTCGCATCGGTGCCAGCCCGGAGGAGAGGGCATCGGTTGCGATTGAACTTTTTGCACGCTGCGCTCAGATCAGCTTGAACTGCCCTGGACCAGACAAACCAGATCCCGACAATCCCGGCACAACCACTATCCTCTTTTTTAACCGTGGGCAGTCGTGCGCCGTGAAGTGCCCCGATGGCAACCTGTTCACGTATTATGTCCCTGGCGGGGAGTTCATCGGTCGTTCCCAAGGGTTAGCGGATTCTCAGGCTCATGCTTTGGCCTGCCGCCTGGCAGCCCAGCATCGCATCTGCCTTTCCAATTTGCCGCCTGAGACCTGCCTTGGATCTGCGTACTCGCAATCCATAACGGCGCAAGGTGGGTTTTTGGGAGATGGCATCGAGCAGGACAACTTCTGGGAAATTGTTTCCGGCTCCGTGCCAACTGGGCTCACGCTCACAACCGGGGCCGGTGGGGCACTGGTGTTTCTGAGTGGCACCACAACAGTGGAAGGCCAGTTCACGTTCTACGTCAAGGTGACTGCGCCTAACGGGGATTACATGGTGAAGAAGTACGATATTTGCGTCGTCAACATAACCCCGGGCACATTGCCAAATGCCACCGCTAATGTTGCTTACTCTCAAACCTTAGTTGCAACATCGTGCGCAAAGCAGACGCTGAGCTGGCAGGTGACATCCGGAGCACTGCCGACTGGACTGTCACTGGATGAAACTACTGGCATTATTTCAGGAACCCCAACCGTTGCCGGAACGTTTTCATTCACCATCACGCTGCAAACGGAGTCCACATGAGCATTGCGTGCCAAAAGAATTTCTCGATAACGGTGAATTCATCCATTCCGACTCCATCGGCATATTGGAAGTTGGATGAAGCAACTGGCACCCGGGCCGACTCCATCGGCAGCAATGGCTTGTTGGTAGGCGGCACTGAAACAGGTGATGCGCCAGGACTCATTGGGAATGCGCTTTTCACGGGCGGTATTTTGGACACGCTATTCTACACAACTCCAAGCGGAAACTCGCTGCATTACATTCCTGGCACTGGCCTTACGTTTGTCTTATGGATTAAATTCCTTGTCCCCCAACAACCTCCGGGCAATGCGCATAGCGCTTTGGAAATGGCTGCCTGGGATCTTGATTTCAGGTTTGACATCACCAACATTTCCGCAGCTTTTAAGTTCTCTCCCGCCGTTGGTCCGGACGTGGTTGCGACACTCCCATTCGCCTTTGCCACAAACACTTGGTACTTCATTGTTGGCCAGTACGACCCTATTTCCCAAAAAACTCAGGTATCGGTGAATAACGGCGCATTTACCGTGAGCCCTACTTCGGCTTCCGATGCAGGCACAACCATTCCAAGCCAGACGTGGATCGTAAGAATTGGCTTTCCAGATACGTTGATAGATGAAACTGGAGTATGGTTGGGAAGTGTGCTCAACTCATCCCAACTCACGGACCTGTATAACAGCGGAGCCGGAAAAACCTATCCTTTTTAATATGATTACTTTACTACAAGCCAAACAGTCTCGGATCGTTCAAATTGCATCAGCGTGCGCTGATTCAGTTGAATTCATCTCCCTGATCAACGACGCCGCTCGACGCTACATGCGCCGGGGGGACTTCATCGGCACGGTGGAGGACATCTTTGTCTGCGTCACCAACGGGTGCTTTGTCGCTCCGCGCTACGTTGGGGCCATTCGCCGGGTCAACGTATGCAATCGCTCGGTGCAGGTGGAAAACGGATGGTGGCGTTTCATGCCATCCAACCAACGTGAATGCTCGTGGCACTCGTGGATGGGACAGCAGGTGAGCGGATTGGAACAGCGTGGCACCTCCTCTGTGTTTCAAGACATCCAGGGCGAAGGCCGGTTGATCCGTGCTTACACCCGCTGTCAGGCTGACTTGGGCAAGACCGTCCAGATATTCGGCACTGACAATAATGGCCAGGCCCTTCAGACCGAGAACCCTGATGGAACTTGGGAAACCGGCGTGACGCTCACTCTGGGCACGCCGTTTGCCAGCACCAGCACGTACGTGCGTCACATTGATTATGTCGTCAAAGATCCGACCGAATGCCCAATCAACCTCTACGCCTACAATGCGACGGCTGATGTGCTGGAGGATCTGGCGCAATACGAGCCATCCGAAACGAACCCCCAGTATTCCAAATACCACCTGTCAATGAATTGGCCCAACCACGGAACAGGCACGGTATCCGGCCCCGGATGCTGCGGCGTGAAGTTCGGAGTTTTGCTGCGCGTGAAGTTGAAGTTCATCCCCGCCCAGGTGGATACGGATGCCCTACCCATAAACAACGTGGACGCTCTCAAGATGATGATCATGTCCGTGAAAGCGGAGGAGGCGGGTGATTTCCAAACGGCTAAGGCGTGGGAACTGGCTGCCGTGCATGAAGGCAATCTGGAAATTGCCGATGAGATCCCTGAAGAACAATTTGCGGTAAACAACAACGTCCTCGGCCCCCACACGTGGAGCCAGCAGTGTTTTTGAGAAAGGTAAATTATGGCAGTCGCAGGTTTGTCAGATTATAACATCAATCCCAGCCCTTGGTCAGGAAGTGGCGCGTACGGTACCGTCCCTGGCTCCATCGGCTTGCCGAACCCGTATGCTGATTTGTCCAACGTTTTCCCAGTCCAAGGGGAAGCCAATAAGCTGGCAGGGAGTAATCTGATTTCACAATTGGGCGGCAGGCTTTCACCTGAAACGCTGGCCAATCTGCAAAACGCCTCCGCCACTTACGCTGGTAAGAGCGGGATGCCAGGGACCAACGCCGTGCCTGGGACATTGGCCAATCAGCACAACCTTTTGAGCAATGTGCTCACGAGCCAGCAATTGGAACAGCAAGGGTTACAGAATTACAACTCCCTGATTCCCACGATTAGTGGCACTCAGACGGTCAATCCAGCGTTGCAAACTGAAATCGCCAGTCGAAACGCCCTGTATAACGCCGCTCCAAATCCAGAGCAGGCTAACAATCTGGCCCAACAGCTTTTTGACCAGTACCTGCAAAGGATGCGTGGTCCAGCCGGGGGCACGGGTTCAGCAACAGATGCCATGGGCGGAGCGAGTGGCGGGGTTGACAAGTGGCGTACCGACGCCTACAACGCATTCTGGAATCCACCCACAGCCGGGCAGGGAACCGCGGGAGCGGCGGCAGCCAATCCAATGTATGCTGATGAATTCGGTTACAACCTGGGCTCTTTCGACTCCGCTTACGAAGGAATGGGCGGAGCCATAGCGCCTGAGTTCGATCCGTCAGCGATTGAAGCGTTTTAACTGAAAGGCATTTATGGCACTCGCAGCACCATTCCCACCGTGGCTTAACATCGGCCCTGAAACCTTCACTGGGGCCATGGCAGCAGGCTCTAAACTCGGTCTGGGCGCACGCGCTGAAGATATTCGCCAGGAAACAGCGGCAGACCGGCTCCAGCTGGCGTATCAGCAATTGGCCTCAAAGGAGGGAATGGCGCAGCAGGCGTTACAGGGGAGGATGGCGTTGGCCAATGCTCAAATGGAGTTGAGAGATAAGACCTTGGATTTGAACGCGTCTATGAGATCCAGGGCACTGGACCAGCAGATGGCCAATATTGATTCGTTGATGAAGTACCGGGATTTTCAAGAGCGGTTGAAGGGAGGAAAGTCCAACATCCATTGGGATAACGGCCAGCCGTACTCATACAACGAGGAAACCGGCCAGATGGAGTTGGTACCTGGCGTTGCTCCGCGACCACCAAAAGAATCACCTGAAAGAATTACCATAGACCCCGCAGGCAATGTTTCCAGAAGCATGGGGCCAAAAGAGTACGCCAGAGTGAAGGGGATTGCGCACGCCAACGCACTGGCAAGGCAGGCCCAAAGCCAGCTTCCCAGCGCTCCTCCTAACGTTGGGCTGAAACCTGAGGAAGCAGTAGCAAGCCCAAATACTGGTGGCACTATGGGAATACTGCGTGATCTTTTTGGCAAAGGTTCCCCATCAGCGCTTACGCCCACGCCAGCGCCCACTGCTAAGGGCAAAATATTCCCAGATAAAAACGGCAAGAAATGGCGCTACTTGGGTGACTTGGCTGACCCTAAAAAAGATCGTGATGAAAGTCACTGGGAAATGGTAGAATGATTTTATGCCACTACCCGATTTCGGGGACACAGCCGTAGCAGAAAAGCCAAAGCTTCCTGACTTCGGTGGCCCAGAGGACGTGGCACCTCCCAGGACGTTAATCGATCCATCCATAATCGAGGGGTTTAAAGGCGCTTATTTCCGTGGCCCTTACGCAGGCGCATTGGAGGAGCAGGTCCAGCCAGTTCCGCCGACGCCGCTGATCCCACCCAAACCAATAGGCGAGCAGACCGGACCAATCAGCCTTAACCTTTCCCGTTCCCTCCAGCCCATTTCGGGAGTTGCCCCGGCATATCAGCCAAACCTGCAACTGAGCAAGCCGCCGACACCAGGGCAGCAGCTGGTAGAGGATATTGGCGGAGGCGTAGCGGAGAGCGCGGTGGGGACGCTGGACACGTTGATGTCGCCATTTGGACTTTCAACCCTTGGCATCGGCGGAGTTTCTGCGCCAATCCAAAAGGCGTTGATTGCCTACTTCACCTACAAAATGGGGAAGGAAGTTCCAGAGATCGCCACGAAGTTGGGTGAGGAATCAGGCAAGCCACCAGAAAAGCGTGACAATAAACTGATCGCCAAACTGATTGCCGATGGCGTGACAGCAACCGGGTTCACGCTGGGTGGAGCGATGTCGGAAATATCCCCGTTGCTCAAGGGCAGCACGGACCTGACTCAAAGACCGGACATTTACGGACTTGAACCAAAGGCTCCGCCGCCGCGCATCGGTCTCACCGGAACTGGACAGCCACAGCAGTTTCCTTTTGCGCCACCAGCCCTGCCAACACCGCTAACACAACCGGAACAGGAGAGACGGCTTTTGCCCCGACCTGATCAAATTGGCGCTGGTCCTTACCAGGGTTCGTGGGGTGAGCAATTAAGGATGCCGCCATCAGTTCCAGCGTCCGGTCCAATGCTGGGGCCGAATATTCCAATTGGTTATGACCAACCGATTGGTCCAACTATTCCAAGGCCAGGCCCAATGGGGCAGCCAGCCTTAGGCCCCTGGAGCCCTCCAGGCAGTGTGCCTCCCATTGAACTTCGAGAGCCACCGCGAGCTGAAGGCGGAGTCACAGTGCCACAAGAGCCCAAGCCACCAGTAAAACCGGCCACGGGCGCGGCAACTCCGATTCCTGAAGAACTTCTGACTGAAACTCAAGCAGAAGCAAAGAGAGTGGCGGATGCCAAAGCTGCTGCCGCCACAGAAGCTGCTGAAACAGCCAGGCTTGAAACCATTGGTCGTTCAGATCCACGGCTGGAGTCCAGAAAGCAAAAACTACTGCGTGAGAATCAGGCTATCCAAACTCGTCTGGCTGATCGCAAGAAGCTGGAAGATCGGGTAATTGACGCCAACTTTGCCAGGGCGGAAGGCGCACCTCAGCTCACCGTCGCTGGTTTCATCAGAGATTATAAGAAAACTCTGAACAAGAATCTCGCGGAGATTCGGGACATCACCATTAAGCAACAGCAGGTGACCGAGGCTAAGGAGGCGGCGGATAAGCGTCGGGAGAAAAAGAAGGCCGTGGAGGCTGAACGGGAGGCGATTAAGCCCACCAAGCCGCCAGTGGCTGGACAAACTGGGTTCGTCACCTCTGAGGGAATCCAGTACATGATGGATGAACGTGGCCGAACCACGCGACTAAGTGGATTCTCCAGGCCACCGGGTGTTGGAATGCCAAAAAATGACATTTCGGGAGATCCGCATGCAGTGGTGTTTATTTCTGGAAAGGCTGTAGAAGCGATCACGAAAGCCAGGAGATCTGGCGGCAAGATAATTCTTGCTGACAAGCAGCCAGACGGCACATATCTGGAAATTAAACCTGACGCCACTCGTGACATTCGGGACTTGGCTGATCCACACGTGCTAATGGTGGACGAGAAAGGCAAAGTTATTGCCGGTGCCAAGGCCACGCACACACCGGAAGTTGGAAAGCATCCGTTTGAAATTACTTACAAGGGCGGCGGCACGGAAAAGAGCTACCACCTTGGCCACGACATAACTGCGATCCGTGACCGGCCCTCCGATGCCCCGCCACTTCCACGGCGCGAAGGCATTGAAAGATTGCCACCACGCCTGCAAACCTCGTTCGCCGTAGTGGAGCAGTTCCTGAAAGAAGGCGACGTGTCCAGCGCTCGCTTCGAGGCCAATAAGATTCGAGATGAAGCCGCCCGTCTGGCCAGTGATGAAACGCTTACACCACAGCGGAAACAGTTGCTGGATTCCATAAACGATGTCCTTGACCAGTACTCCGATGAGTTTCAGCAGCAGACCAAGCTCCAGCAAGGAGAGTCTGAATATGCTTCTCAAAAAGGCAGGCTGCCTGAGCAGATTCTCAACTTCCATCAGTATGAAGGACCAGGGAGTTTCAAGAGCCGAGTTCGGTTGAGATTTCAAGAAGGCCCCATACCAACGTTGATGGAACTTGCGCAAGGCAACGTGAAAAGTTTGTCAGGCGATCTTGGTAAAGATCCAGTTTCAGTATTGGATCGGATGACCACTAACCAAATGGCCACGCCGGAACAAACTAAGGCCAATAGAGAAAAGCTGGCGGCGTCCATGCGCATGACGGGGTGGGTCAGGAAAAACGTGATGTTCAAAAAGCATCGTGATTCCATCTACGACTGGATAGACCAGCAAATTGGACCTGAGCGGAAAGAACTTTCAGCCGAAGAAAAGGCAGAGGTTGAACGCCTCAGAAAGAGCAAACCGGAAATCCCCAAAGATTTGTACGCAGAAGAGGAAAAGGAGGCAGAAACTCCTGACGAGCACATTACAGCTTACCTGAAAACTGTGCGTGGCAGATCAACGTTCGAGGGCAGGGGCGTCGATTTGAAAGAATTCATCCGGCAGGACGCCGATAACCAATTAAGGTTCGCTCTAAAGCATGACCCCAAGGACCCCACGCGCTGGTTTGATGACATGAAGGGCAAAATGGCCCCCGGCTATATCGCCACCATTCTTCGCCAGAGCGGTGAGCTGGAAAAGACCGAGATGACTAATTGGCAGAGAAAGAAGATCGAGGATTGGATCGAGCGCAACATCAACAAGCCTCCTCCCGAGGATGAACCAAAAAAACCCGGTGGCGGAATAGGTGGCAGCACATCCCGATTTTCCTATGGTCGCAATCGCCGCGAGGCTGGTGCCATCTTTCCTCAAGGCGATGAGGGGAAGATAAAAGATCTCCAGGCACAGATGGATCGGCTCACGGCGCAGGCCAAAGCCGCCAAGCCCAATGAGGTTCCGAACATCGTGGCCAAGATGAACAAGCTCAACGAGAAGTTGAGGGCTGAAAGGCAGAACAAGCAGGCGCTGGAAGATGCTGCTCAAAGGATCAAATTTTTAAGAGAACACGGTGAACTGAAAGGACAACAAGATGCCATTAAAGAAGGGCAGCAGCAAAAAGGTGGTCAGCCAGAACATATCGGAACTGAGGCACAGCGGCTACCCGCAGAAACAGGCGGTGGCGATAGCGCTCAGCGAGAAGCTCAGGTTTCGCCGGAAGCATCGAAAGATGTAATGGCGGAAGTGGGCAACATGTTTGAGCAGATAAGATCGCGCAGCCCGGGGCAATTGAAGAAGGCGATCTCTGACATGGATGCAGCCAGCGAAGCGCTGAAGAATTTGCCGCGACAGGAAAAGCTTCCCCCGGGCGAGCCAGGGGAAACTTCACAGACAAGACCTGTGCCTCCAGCGGCGACAGCAGAGGGTTCGGCTATAACTGAGGGTGCTGAACCACCCTCAGGATCGCCAGCCATAAGTGAGCCTACTGCACAAGCAGCCGGTAAGTCAAATAGGGCCGAAAAGTTCGTGCCTGAAATCGAGCGAGTGGTCAAAGCCGCTGGCGGCAACTGGCGTGAGGCAATCAGGAAGCTGGCCAAAGCCGACAACTTCCATTTCATCATACCCGAAGGCATGACCCGTGACGCAGCTATCCAGCGTCTGGCGGAGATGAAAGCCAAGCGAGCGCTGCGTTTTCAGGAGGGGTCCGTGCTGCTGCCGGGTGGTGGCAAAGGCAAGCCGCCCGATGTCCCGCCCGTTCCGCCCACCACGTTGAAGTCATTGACGCAAGAACCAGCCAAAGACCTTTACGGCATCGCCGCGAGGTTGCGTGAGTGGAGAGCCAGGATGGGATTCACTGAACCAGTTCCTCCGGGTGAAGGAACGACGTGGCGCAAAGCCGTGCAACGTGGCCGTGATTTGCTGGCGACTGATCCGCAAGCCGCCGAGAAGGCAGTTCAGAAATTTGCCGACAGTGGAGGCAAAGACATCAGCGCAGATATGATCGCTGTTGTCCGGGCCAAGGCGGAGCAGAAGTTTTCCCAGGCTCGTAAGATTGAACTGTCCCGTGGCAAAGATGCGCCAGATTGGAAGCCGACTTACGATGAAGCGGTTCAGTGGGATGAAGCCAGCAAACCGATGCAAACGGTGTGGCACGCAGCCGGTGAAGCGCAGCAGGGCGCAATTGACTTGGACACTGGAACGTTCACGGATATTTCCCGGTACTTCAAAGAAATCACCTACGATCCCACAACGGGCAAGTGGAAGGAATTTACGCCAAAGCAGACCGACAAGGCAGAAAAGATTGCCAAGTCAGTTCAGCAGGCTCAGGAGAACGCCCAGGAGGCCAACGATGCGGTTGATTACCAATTGGGCGAGGCCACCAAGCTGGACGAGGCGGCTGAGCAGAAGCGCCTGGAAGAAGAGATGTACGGGACCACAGAGAAGCCCGGGACGGTTAAAACAGGAACCGGAAAGCCAGGGAACATCAAGGTTAAGCGCGAGGAATTTGAGAAGGAAGAAGCCAAGCGCAAAAAGAAGATCGCGGAAATGACCGAACTGACGCCGAGATCGGTTCGCAAGCGAGCCCGTGAATTAATGGATCAAGGCGACATGGAACTGGACACTATTATTCAGGTCATTGCTGATGAAAAAGGTGTCAGCGCCAGGAAGATCACGGAGTTGTTGAACGAGTCCGACTCGATGCGCCAGAGCACGATGGAAATGTGGCGCAAGAATTCAGAGCTGCGCCGGATGCGAGCGGCGGCAAAGCGCTGGATTGAGGAGCAGGCGCTGCCAACGTGGAAGCTGTTCTTCAAGAAGATCCCGCGCTTCATGTTTGCGGCGAAGATTACCGGCCACGGCGCAGTGGGGATGATCACGCACGCTGGGCTGAACATGTTCAACCTGCACACGTGGTATTTCAAAGATGTTAATGGCGATGCGCATGGTTACTGGCCCAGCTTTTGGCATCAGTGGAAGTTCTCGATGAATGAGAAATCCCACATCACGGCGATGCAGTTGCTGCGTAACGATCACAATTATCATTTGGCTCGGCGCGCCGGACTGGCCAATGACCCGTTCCATTACTTTGACGATTACCAGCTGCAACAGCTGGAGTTGATCAAGCCCTTGACCGGGGTATCCAAAGGATGGAAACAACTTACGGACATGGGGCAACGAGGGTTCGATGCGCTGAAGGAATTCCGACAGGCCAGGTTTAATCAGATTTGGGACAACATGGACCCCGCCCTGACGCAGATCGAAGTCAAAACTAAAGACGGCGTGAGGATTGAGCCTAATGTTCAAATGGCCAGGATGGTGGCGGATGCGGTGAACAAGGCCACCGGCTTTTCAAGAGCCAACATGGGCATCTTCACCGGGCTTGCCAACGTCAGTCTATTTGCTCCGCGCCTGGAGTTGTCCCGCTGGGGATGGCTGCTGGGTGATACGGTTAAAGCCATGGACCTGGGCATCAAATGGCAAACCAGGCCCAATGAAATTACGCCGGTTGAAAAGCAGTTCGTGATGCACCAAGTCAAAGAGAAGGCGGCGGTGGTGGGGACTTACATTGGACTGCTGATCGCCAATCAAGCCATTCTCAGCTGGCAGGGCAGCAAGCAGCGGATCAACGCCCCAATTCTGGACCCGGATTGGAATGCTCGCCGGGGAGATTTTATGGCGTTCAAAGCATTCGGTGCCGAGGCGAAGATCGTCAGCCCCATTATCGGCATCGTGAGGGCATTCGCGCAGTTGCTTCACGTGCTCAGGACGGATCGCACAAAGTATGAAAAACTGACCCAACGTTCGGATGCCGCGAGCGAATCGTTGGGCCGTTACGCTCGACAGAAACTGAGCCCGTTCGGCGGAGTGGTGAGTGATGTTTTAACAGCCCAGGACTTTGCCAATCGCCCGATGCCATGGAGCAACGAGCCGGTGCCACGTTCGCAGCGGTTGCGCGGAGAGAAGCCTTACGATTGGTCTGAATATCTCATGGAACAATTCGCCCCGATCCCGCTTGAAGAGGGGATTAAAGAGCTTTGGATCAATCAAGGAATGTCGCCCGAGGATGCCAACAAATGGCTCAAGGGACTGAAGGCGCTGGGTGCGACAATGGCTGGGTCCACCGGAGCGCGTATCTCCAGCGATGTTTACGCCAAAGAAGATAAAGAACGAATTGAGCCTGAGAGGATGGCACCAGAGAAAATGGAGCCAGAAAGGATGACTCCGGAAAAGTTCTAAAACCGAACCTTGACAGATTCCAGTGCCGAGCCGTAGCGTAAAAGAATGAAACGCCGATATGAAACATCCCAGGAAATCGAAGAAGAAATTGACCACTGCAAAGCAAAAGCCCGAACGCTCTTGGAACGGGCTGAGGGCCTCGATTATTCTGCGTCGCAGCTTTTCAAAATGGACGGATATGAAGTAGATGCCAAGCGAAAGCGCGACGAAGCCGACAAGTGCCGGGTCCAGGCCAGCGGATTGATTGATGGCCGGATTCCGAAACTGGGCCGGAAGCTGGCTGAATTTAAAACTGTGCCCATGGAGCCGATAATCGGAAACGATAGATCGGTCCCAGTCAGACTGACATGATCGCCTGGAACAACCTGATTAACAATCTGCCCAAAGGACTCTCCGTTCACCAGGCGGCACGGAGGCTCCGGCGAAATTACGCCACCACGCGCTATTGGCTGATCAAACGCGGCTACCATCGCAAAGACGGCAGGCGCGTTCCCTGGAGTGACAGCCGTTGGAAGAGCACCGTCAAGGTGAACCCTGACAAGATTGATTGGAGCATGCGCGATTCGGACATCGCCCGGAAGTTCAACGTCACCCGGCAGCGCATCGGCCAGATTCGGAAGATCCACGACAATGGCCACCGCGCTGCATAAACTTCTCCGCTACCAGAAGGCGCTGCGGGAGTGGCGCAGGGGCATAGCCAAGGGCAATACCATCTTCCACGAGCCCACGCCCGGGGAAAGCGGCTTGAAGCGGGTGGAGGAAATCTTTTGCGCAAAGAAAGTGCGTGCCAAAGTGATGGAAGAGACGTACACTGCAACGAATGAAAGTCAAGTTTGAAGAACTGGTTTTAGGTTACTTCAAAATAGTTGATGAACACCTGCATAAAATTATGGCAACACAAGCTGAAATCACAACCCAACTCCGCACCGTTATCGCCCAACTCGTGAAGATTGGCACCGAAAGCGGGAACCTGCTCCAGATGATCAAAGACCTGCAAGCGCAGATCGCCGCTGGCGGCACCGTCACCCCGGAACTGCAACAGGCGGTAGCCGATTTATTGGTCCAGGCCCAGGTGGTGGATGATCTGGTTCCGGACGCTCCGCCGACCCCCACTCCGTAACATTTAGCGTAAGCCAGTCGAGCGCGACATGGCACGGGGTTTTGGGTTCACTGTTTCCACGGGCCTTATTTCGTCACCGCCGCCCTCACGGTGTGTCATCGCTGGCATGAGGGTTTTGTTGGGTGGTTTGGTCCTGGGCACCCGCAGTCCGTAATCCTCGTTGAGTCAGCCCGAAAGGCATGTGGACGGGGAACCGGCTGCGGGTGAGTTTTGGAGGCATTTAACTGCGGTTCAGCCGCTGGCGGTAAAGCCCGTCCCACAGCTGGGCCTCCAAAACTTAAAAATAATGCTTGCCTCCTTTTCATAATTGTGTAAAGTATCAGTTATGAAAAAGAGCATAATGCGAGTTCGGGCGGAGTTTGTGACTCCGTTTCTCGCGACGGCTTCTGGCAATCCCGAATTGCAGGAGGAGTTCATCAGCGCAAAAATCGCCGATTACAAAGGCGACATCACCCCCGACGAAAAGGCCATCAAGATGCAGGAGGAGATTGCCGCCGTCCCGGTGGACGAGCAAATCACCAAGGGCAGCACGGTCTTTCAGCGGGACAAAACCGGGCTGCACGTGTGGGATTACACCTGGCGCGGCTTTTTCAAGGAGTGCGTCAGCCAGATGATCGAACTGGGGGAGGTGCAGAAGTTGAACCCTTGGAATTACAAGAAGGCGTGCGATGGGGCTCTCTATGTGAATCCCCGGCGCGTCTATCTGTTCGACAAAAATGGCAAGATTATCGAGAAGCCGCACGGCACCTTGCAGCGTCCATTGCGAGCGACCACGCTGCGCGGGGATCGCGTGGCGCTGGCGCGGAGCGAGTTCGTGGAGGAAGGCTCGTACTGCGAGTTCGAGGTGGTTCTATTCGAGTCGCAGAGCAAAAAGGATTACGCCGCGTGGCGGGAATTAACGCTTGAATTAGTGAAGCAGTGCCTGGACATGGGCAATTACAAGGGGTCCGGCCAATGGCGTTCAGGCGGCTATGGCCGGTTCACGTGGAGTGAAATGCCCACGGTGGCAAAGGCATAGTTACGTAAAGGAAAGTTTAGGAAGGCCATGCTGCGGCATGGGAATGGATAGGTGAGTGAGGCAAGGGCAAAGCATTGTAGTGTATCGTCCTGGCAAAGCATAGCGTAGTAGCGCACTGTGCCGGTGCTGTCTTGCTTAGCACGGGCTGAGTGAAGTGTCGTGCTGCTATGGCAAGGTCATGTTTGGCAGTGCCAGGGCGAGGTGAGGGCATGTGTGGCGGGGCAGAGGCAATGCGATGGCACAGTTATGTTAGGTGGGGTTATGGTAATGGAAAGTGCAGTGAGGGCGCAGGATCGTGAAGCAACGTCAGGGCGAAGTCGTGTTATGGGTCGCTCTGGCTTTGTATAGTCATGTGGCGCAGTGGCAATGGGCTAGTCGGCGCAGCACAGGCAGCGCGGGGTGGAGCGTTGGCACAGTTGAGTAAGGTTTTGCATAGGTATTGGCAAGCAAGGTTTTGTGGTGCCACGGCATGGTTGAGTGTCGTGGAGTAAAGGCAAAGTGTGGCGAGGCGAGGCGTAGTATGGGCATGGCAATGTGGGGGACCGTCAGGCGCAGGCGAGGCAACGGGCGGCAGGGTATTGGCGACGGCTCGCGGCGTGGCGTAAGGGCATTGTGAGGCGAAGGGCCGTCTTGCAGCGGCAGAGTCGTGTAAAGTGGCGTTTGGTGCTGGTGAAGTGAGGCCCTGTTGTGCAACGTGCCGGTAAAGCCAGGTTTTGTGTTGGCTGTGGCCCGGGTTGCCGTGTAAAGTGTTGGTTATGAGACTGGCTGAAGAATGGGTATTGAGTCTGGATGTGGTGGGCCGGGTGGATCAGGCGATTCGCGCGGTTCGCCACATCCAGGCTGACGCCCTGCGTTACGCCGCCAATATGAGCGGTGACATCAAAAACGTGAAACTGCTGGAGGAAGCTGATGAACTCGACGGAAATCTGGACGCTGGTAACGGCTGATATTGAGCTGGCTATAAAGCAGGGCATTGAGCGCCGGGAGGACTCGATCCGCCGGGGCCTGAAGGACAAGTTCCCGTTCGCCGGGACCCCCGAGGAGCAGGAGGTAGCGCGGCGGGAGCAGGACATTCAATCCAAAGGCTCCGAGATAGCCGCCCAGCGTTATTTCAAGTTGAAGGAGCCGGTCGGGGCGACGGGGAGTTTTCACAGTCCGGACCTGGGGACGAACGTGCAGGTGCGCTGGACCAAGTACAGCACGGGGCACCTGTGCATTTATGGCCAGCATGGTTCCCGGGTGGCGGATAATCTGGCTCATTACTACGTGCTGGTGACGGGGGAGATTCCGGTGTTTTGTTTTCGTGGGTGGCTGAAGGGCCGGGAGGTTCGAGCCAGCTGGTGGGACCCCAAGAAGCATGTATGGTGGGTGCCGCAGGGGGCGCTGCATCCGATCAGCCTGCTCTGTGTGGCCTCTGGCCTGAAGCGTTTGCTGCGTGATCCGAGGCTGGACGACTTGCCGCCTGATTATTTCACCAGCTATCCCAAGCCGGTGTTGCCGATAGCCAAGACGGTGCAGAAGGTGCTGGATAAGATAATGTGACGTAAGGTGTTGACGGAACGTGGGGGAGTGGCGTAGAAGAAGAGCATGTGTGACAGTTTAACGCTCCCGCTGCAAGCGCCTAGGCAACGCCCAGCAACAATGAGGGCAAACCTCGCTGTTACACATGGGAGCGCCAATTTCGAGTCAGATCAGAACTCAGAGAAGCAATCCAAGACGGACAAAGACTGCCCCTCCAACGATCCTCAAAGGCGTAACCGCCCTTGGTCAACCGTGGACGAAACAGTCTCAGGAACCCTCCGGACACTCCGGGGGATACCGAACACCGCCGCCCGAAGAAACGTCCCTCGACTCGAAAGCCTTAAACCAGTGTTCTCCGCGCCATTGCTTTGAACGGCAAAGGCCCGTGAGGGATCAGGACCGACACTGGGGCTGCAAAAGCAGTCGCCCGTCTAATAAGGGCGGCGTGTGCCCAATAGCCTAAGTCTGTCTTGAAGCCGTCTCAGATCTTCCAAGATGACCTGTCTGTAAATTGGGAGTCCCGCTGATCCATCCCTTCGTAAACTGGGTGCCGGGTGGGGCAGGGTGTGGGGACGGTCGGACGATTAAGCATGCTTGTACACCTAATCTACGTTTTGCGAAGTTTAAGCCTTCACCGTCCCCCGTCTGACTTCTGACTTGAGACTAGCGGATCGGCTCCGCCTCTGGCCTGACCTGCCTCTGAGCAACGGGCTTCAGCTGACCGGGTAAGGGCCGACCACTCAGTACGCGCTCCAACTCCGTCAGTCTATACACTGCGTTGACAAGCCGGTCTAAGCGCATAGGATCGGACTCTGACTCTATCCTGCGGTTGACTGACTCAATCTGTCGTCTCACGCATTTGACCCTCAAGCTGACGTAAGCCCTATCCGGCTCCGGTTCCACGGAGAATCCATTGGCTTGGGCTTCGGCTCTCAGGCGTCGGGCTTCGCGGCTCTTGTCGGCGGCGATCTTGGCTGTCTCGGTGGTGAATAGCAGTTTTGGCACCTGGGCAAGGTTAGGGCAGCAAAAAGGCCAGTCAAGGCTTTCACCTGACTGGCCGGATGCACTCTTACACCCTCCCTTAAAGCTCTGGATGCTCTAAAATGCTCTGCAACTCCTGGGCGATGTCCTGCTCGCTGTATATCTCCCTTAGAGCCTTGTGCTGCACTGCGATCAAGTCACACAACTGGTCCACTATGGCCTGATCCAGGGCAGTGCATGCCATTATGGCCCCTTGGCCGATTAAGGCCAATCGCAACAGGCTTAGGGCGCTGTAAACCTCCACTGAGGCGGCTTTGCGGCTCATTATTCTGCCCTCCTTCGCAGACCCTTGGGCAAGGCGTCCTGCTTGGTTCGTATCCCCAGCTTGCCTAAATGCATCCCCTGTAGATGCTCGCTGTCCCTGCTCTCAAGCGGCAAACTCTTGCGGATGCTGGACAATACCTCTCGCTCCGTCCCCGTCTCAAACGGGCTGACGCTGATTCTAAAACCCCTCGCTTTGAGGGCCATAACAATATGCAACGCCAGATCATAGGGCTTCCGATAAAACTCCGTCCCCTTGCGCTGTTCGTTGATGCTCTGCTGATGTAGGACCGTCTGGATCGCCAACTCGGTGATCTCGGTCTCGTGTTCACTGATTTGTAAGTGCTGCATACGCCCTGTTTTTAATCCCTTCGTCTATGCCTTGTCAACACTCAGTTTTAACTTTATTTCACCCGCCAGATCCGCGTCCCCTTCACCCCGCTCTCTTCCACGTAACGCATGATCATCTCCCACTTCGGATGCTTCCGGCGGCAATTGTTTAACCCCCCGCTCATGCTCGCTGCCTTGCGCCCGGGAACAAAGAAACTTACCCGGGCTTGCGCCTTGCGCTCTCGACTGGTTTTAAGCCTCATAAATGCGTTGCCGGGGTTTGTCGCTCATAACGTCAACTCCCTGGTCAGGCTGTCGCGCAGCACTGATTCAATCTGCGAGCTTTCCGCAATTCGGTAAAGTGCGCCGATGATTTCACAAAGTTCAGTCACTAAAGGCTGATCGATAGCGGCAAAGGCGATGCAACCGCTTTCCGATAGTGCTCGATCCATGGTTTGCAGCTTCTGCCACGTGGTTCGCGTCTTCATAGCTGCTCTCCCTCCTGCCAAAGATGGCTCAGCGCGTGCCCCAGGAAGTCAGCGTCGAGCCCATCCGGCAACGTCACAGTCTTGAGCATGGCCCGTAGCTCCTTGGTGCGCTCCTCCATGGGCTTTTCCTGCCGCAGGATCTTCCGCATCTCGCGCAACTGGTCGGGATTGAGTAGTTCGTGCAGCTGCTTTCCCGTCCACGACTTGCCGGGGCTGCTGGTGGCTTCCTTAATCGCATTGTCTATCGCCTTCATCAGGGCCTGACGCAGGGCTGGCGGGGCATCGCCTTTAACCTCGATTGATACCATGGCAGGCTTCCGGTCCTCCTCCTCCTTAAATACCTTGCCCATGACATTGGCCACGGACTCCGCAAATGCAGTCTTGGCAATTTCCGCGCCATCGCCGTCAAAGTCGGCAATGTGCTGCCACGCGGTTTTGCCGGTCCTTTCCTTCATGACTTCATCCCACCGCACACTTGCGGCGTTGATCTGCTCCGCCAGCCCTTCCACGGTTCGGCCATGCGCCTCTAGCTGCTCGCGCAGTGGTTCCAGCCGCTTCTTGAACTCCTCTAACCGCTGGTCGGGCGGCAGATTGATCGGCTCAAGGATATGCGCCATCATTTTGACGGTGAAATCCTTGATGGCGGCAAACTCGGATATAATATCCTGCACCTTTTTGGGTTTTTCATCCTGCTTCTTGTCCCAGTAGTCGCTCAACTTAATTCGGTTCTTCACTGTGTTTTCCTTTTGGTTGTGGCCTTTCGGCCTGTTGTCTATTCCTTGTCAATGTATGTCAAAAGAGGTTCTATGTATAGCAAACAAAGGTGATGGCTAAAGTTCTCAGCCTTCAGCACCAGTGGGGGATTAACCCTTTTGGGTGCGCCAACGCTGGCTTACCCCCGCAGCTGAAAGCGACTCAGCATTAGCCATCACCATGAGCTTTAATGGTATTGGATATGCGTGGCAAACCGCTTCGCATCGTCCGGGTCTTGCCCCTTGGCTATCGCCCATCCAATGACCAGGGCGCGGAGCCGACCCCATCGGAGCGACCCCAGGAGCTTCTTGCGGTTGTGTATCTCGTTCCGGTATTCCCGTTCCAGCCGGGAGTTCTGCCAGGAGCAGCACTTTACGGCGCAGTAGCCGCCCGACAGCGGTTTAAACGTGTAGGGCTCCCCCTCCCAGGTGAGATACCCGGGCGTCTCGGTGCTCCCGGCTTCCGGCCAACCCTCTGGCCATTTATCCTCGGGCCAACCCTTGGTTTCGGGCTGCTTGGTCCCCTGGGGGCCTTTGCCTTCGCGCCAGAGCTTGTGATCAGTTTCGTTTTGCATGCAGTGTCCTTTCGATTTCGGCCTTTGGATCGTCCGTGATCAGCTTGTGCTTACGAGCAACGATAAACCGGCAGAATTGCAGCAGGATGGAGAATACCGCGTCATGCATGTCCCCGCCTTGCGCCGTGACCATTGTCCCCAGGGCGAACAGGTCAGCGCAGAACGTGCCTTGCCGGTCGGGATCGTCGAGCAGGTTAAGCAAGTGCTTGTGCAGCTCCCCTGATTTGGCTTCGACTCTTTCGGCTATGCTGGCTAGAACGTCCGTGGACAGTTTACGGGCATCCTTTTCGTACGACTCTGGCAGGGCAATCAGTTTGTTTGGTGTGCTCATGCGCGTATATATTCGGCGTGACAACCCTCCTTCAGGATCAGGTAGTCCACGCGGGTTATTTCGTTCTGTGTCACTGAGTCAATGAAGTGACCGGCGTAACGGTCAAAGACAAGCCGGTGAACCTGTCCCGTCGGCACCGTGAGGGGCTGGCGTGGGCTAATCATGTCCCCACTGGCCATGCCGATATAATCGGCCCCACCGCAACCAGCAGCCGGGATCTCCTTCGATGACAGCGTAGCGTCCTTGATCACCCCGCAAGTGAAGTGCGAGATGGCCTTTTTGCCGCGCTCATCGTATAGAGCCCACTGGTTGACTGTCCGGTCGCACCGGATGCGGATCATCCTGACCGGATCTTCACTGGCCCGTCGCTGGCTGGTGTTCCAAAAAAGCCGCTTCAACTCCTCTTTGTTGACGACTGGCCGATCTGGCTTTTCGGTGTGAACGAACGTGACCTTGCCTTCCTCGACAAGCTTCAGGATCGTCATCAGTTGTTCCTGTTTGATTTCTGTCAGTTCTTTTGGGTCGCTCATTATTTCTTCTCCATTTTAAGTTCTGTGTTGAATGGTTCCACGGTTTCGTAATGGTCGTACCGCCTCATGAACTTGGTCAGTTCAGTCGGCGTCCTCGTGCTATAGACCTTGCCGGTTTTGGCGCAGGTGGCGTAGATCGTGAAGTATCCCGCACTTGGCTTGTATCCGGCCCTGGTTATGGCTTGGGCGATAGGGCAGGATTCCCCGTCCCCGAGCTTGCTCCATTTAATGTCACTCTCGGTGACTTTGATTTTAATTTTCAATGTTCGCCCTCCTTCATTTCCAGTTCGTAGTCGAACGGCTGCACAAAGCCGCTCCCATACATGTCAAAGACCAGCATGAACTCCCTTAGCTGTATAGGCGTTGGCACTTGGTAAAACTTGCCGGTCTTTTCGCAAGTAGCCGAAACCACGGCGGCTCCCGCTACGGGTATCCAGCCTTCTCGCTGAATGGCCCGGGCGATAGGGCAGGATCGGGAACTTTTCCTGACCCCGTGTTTGATGTCCTCACGTGTGACTTGGATCTTAATCTTCATTTTGCGCCTCCTTTGTTGCTGCTTCAACATCTTCCGTTGACAGGTCTGGACTATCGATCAGATTCACGGCTTGGATCTCAAAGGTGAATGGTTGAACCGGCAAGCCTGAATCGAAATTCCCCATAAACACCGATGCAACCGATGGTGTCACTGCCTGCCAGTACTCGTGCGTTTCACTACACATAAGCGACATGTGCCCCGGCATGGCGTTTGGAATAAACCCCAAGCGTCGGCAAGCCCGGGCAATGGGACAAGAAGCCCCGTCGTCCTTTCTGCCGTGGGTGATGTCATCCTGCGTGACTTCGATTTTTAATTTCTTCAGCTTTTTCATAGGGCTTATAATCCCGTTTTGATGAAGTGATCAATTCGCGCACAGCTTACTTGCGCCCTGCGTTCATGGTCGGTCTGGTAGTGGTTTTGGCGGCACCCTTCTTGCGCCGCTCCGTAATCAGTCCGGAAAGGCTCCGGCCACGCATCAACATAAAACAAGCGGTTGGCTTGTTCGTGGGTTAGTCCCAGGATATTGATTGCTTCGGTTTCGCAATCATAGCTGCCGCGCAGTGTTCCCCGCACAATTTCCGAAAGGGTGATTTCCTTTTTGTTCTTCCATTCGTCCGGGTGCTTCTGCATCCAGTCCACTACACAGGTAAAGCCAGCGACACAAGCCGCCGTCCCGCATGCGGTGCCGCCCCGGTTGACTCCCGGCCTGAGCCAGTCGTTCATATCAAAACTCTTGGGCTCCTGCCGGATCTGCTCTTTAACTTTATTTAGCATTTTTACATTCATTGTTTTCCTTTCGTTTTAGTTCCTGTTGATGGTTTCGTAAGTGCTCCATTGTCCCTTAGGCGTGATCAGGGTGAAGTCCCATGAGGGATAAAGCTTGATCAGTCGCCGGTAAACGGTGGTGCTCCGGTCGCCAAAGCACCAGACCCGCCAGGATCGGCCCCCGTCCTGGGAGAACTCAACCCGGGTCGGCTGCTCTTTAGCGTGCTTCTCAATCTTTTGGGATTTTGTCATGTCCAATGTCCTCGGTTACTTGCCGCTTCTGCTGGTCGGCGATCCAGTTGTTGATTTCCTCGGTGGTGATTTTCCAGTCGTTATCCGGCAACGTGGCAACCACGTCGCGCTTGAATCCCTGATGCAAGGCCAGGGCGATTTGTTTGTCCGTGGTGCAATCCAGCAGCAGGGCAAGCGCAAGCTGGGCTGGTCCACTGCCGCCGTAACCCCATTCAAATTCAATGGAGTGGCTCCAGAGCCGTTCAGACGGGTTGATTGAGAGATTGTAGGGCTTGCCGTCCTCACCCTTCACAATCACCAGCGCACGCCCTGAGGCGGTGCGCGATCCAAAGTAAGTTTTCATGGCGGGAACTGTAAAGGATTAGATTCAAGAAATCAACACAAAAATAAAACTGATTGTTGACAACGGCGAAACCCTTTCTTAACCTTGAGAATATATGGATAAACAACGCACTAACGCCCGGGCGGTGAAGGCTTGTTTGCATCCAGCCTGCAAAAGGGAAGCGCGATCCAGGGGCCTATGCATGAACCACTATCTTATGGTGGGACGGCTCATAGGTGCCAAGCTGGTCACGTGGGAGAAGTTGGAGCAGACCGGCAAAGCCCTGCCGACAAGGCAAAAGCACCCATTCCGCAGTCAATCTGCAAAATGGTTTATCGAGACCGAAACAAAAACAAAAACAAAGGAAAGACAATGAACGAAAACGAAATAAACGTGCAGTTAACAAACGAAAACCCGCAGTTAGCAAACGACCGAGCAACAGCAGAAACAGCGGTGAAATTGTGGAAAGACCAGACTGAAAACGGCATGAGATTACCCGAGCCGTTTACGTCAGTGGATATTCGAGCCGTTACCGGCACCACAAAAGGGGGAGCAGAAAGCCAGTTACGCCGCTGGATCTACTGGAGATGGGTTAAGAACGTGGCATACGGCAAGTACGTTCGCACCCCAAACTTTGGCGGTGAGAAGCAACACATTGGTTACAACCCGAGCAGGAAAAAGCCAACGGGGCACCACGGCAGGAGAAATCCGGCCAACGTGCAGCTTAAGTGCGAAGTCTCCGGCTGTAGCTTCATCGGCTACGGCGTGGATATGCGAGCCGCAAAAGGCTCATTGGGACGGCACAAATCCGCTGAGCATGGAATGAAGAAACGCTATATCCCCGTCGCTGAACGCAGACGCCTGGGCTACAGCGCGAACACCCGCAACGGGATTGTGACTTCCAACTTTGAACCAGCACCGGCACCAGTAGCGGCAGCAGCACCGGAACCAGAGTTTGTGTTGTTCTGCCCTCACTGTGGACACAATCTTGAAATGCACAAAACCGCTTACCGCATCGCCCGTAAACACAGCCGCATATGAACACCACCAGCCCGAAGTTCGCTGAACACTTAGGAGAAGAGGAATAAATGAAACAAAAAAAAGCAGGCGGAGCCAAGGTGGTTCATCACCGTTGGCTGTTAACGTCCGAGCAGGAGATTGAAGCCGTCGCCCTGGCGCAACTGTGCCAGACCAATAGACGGATCGCCAACAGCACCGGACTCAAGGATCAATCAGTGACTTACATCCTGGCCAAGTCCAAAAGGCTGGAGGGTTACGAGAAACATCACACGTACCGCTCTGAGTGGCGGGACGGCTCAGGCAAGCTGGTGAACCAAGTGATAACACAGGTCTTGCCGAAGCTTAAGGAAAACGCCAGCGAGCGACTACCGAAGCTGATCACCCATGCCGCGCCGAAGGTCGCGCCACCCACGGAGGGTCAATGAGCGATGGACTGGTGGGCAAAGAAATCAAAGTCGTATCCCGCGCTGACCATAGCGAGGTTAAGGCCAAGCTTGCCGTCTGCCCCGAGTGCAAGAGCGAGACTTGGCTGGTTTATTTCGTGAACGGTCATCCGCACTTGCAATGCTCGCAATGTGACGAAACCTACTGCCAGGGGGAGGGCTGCAAATTATGATCGGACCCGGGAAATACGATCCGGTCTGCACCTACGTCAGAAACGCAACCGGAGCCGAGGGAGCCATCGTGATCGTTTTGGATGGAGACCAAGGCAGCGGCTTTAGCGTTCAGGTTCCCCCGCGCTACGCTCAAGTTGTGGCTGGAGTACTGCGGAAAGTAGCTGACGAGATTGCAGGCGACACCGGGGCCGTGGAAAAGTTAAAACCCATCCTTGACAGTGATAACAACAATTAGGAGAGTTGGAGAAAGTGAAAATCTTCAAAGTCAGAAAAACCAATTGCGCCACTTGCCCATTCCGTGAGACGGGATGGGTGGAGGTGCGCCAGTTGCTGATGTCCCGGGCCGTGAATGAGGCGTCACCCATCTGCCATTCGACTGGGCCGAAGGCGCTGGTGCCTCGCAAAAAGAGACTTTCGGCCAAGCCCGAAGTTTGCCGGGGTGCGCGTGACTTCCAGTTAAACCTATTCTACAAGCTGGGCTTCCTTGACGCGCCGACGGATGAAGCCTGGGCCAACAAAGTGAAGGAAATGAAACTATGAAAAGAGCCCTGGAGGCGATCCAAGGTGGGGAAGCACTGCGTATTTTGGAGGAGAGACGATGAGCGAGCACGAACACCAAAACTTCGATCCTGACCCCGATCTTGAGCCGCTGGACGATTCCGGGGACGTGGCAGGAGAGGCGCAGCTACTACCGCAAGCCCTGGTGCCCGAAGGTCAACGTGTCAGGATCATGCCCGTGGGACTGTTCGGTGCCGTTGGGCCGGTGGAGGTGATTGAGAAGGCGACCCAAGTCGCTACGGCGCTCAAGGCCGTGATCAAGACTCAGGGCCTGATCAGCAACATCCAGGGCCGTGAGTATCCACGCTGTGAAGCCTGGACCCTGCTGGGGACCATGCTGGGAGTCTTCCCGGTTTTGGTCTGGACCCGGGAGATCCCGGGAGGCTGGGAGGCCAGAGTCGAGGCCCGGACCAGGGACGGGGCCATTGTGGGAGCCGCCGAGGCTGAATGTCTCAAGATTGAGAAAAATTGGCAGGACCGGGACGCCTACGCCGTTCGGAGCATGGCCCAGACCCGGGCCACGGCCAAGGCCCTACGGATGCCCTTGGGCTTCGTGATGACGTTGGCAGGGTATGAACCAACCCCGGCAGAGGAAATGCCAGGAACGCCGGAAAAGCCCCCAGGAGCCATCCCAAGGCCCCAGGCCCCATCGAGACAGCCAATCGCTCCGAAAGTCGCTCCCAGGCCCATCCCAGCGAAACCTACCATAGCGACAGACGCAACTCGGGCCTGGATGGCGCAGAATTTGGAGCCCTGCATGCAAGAGGCTTTGCAGTATTTCATCGAAATTGGGGCCATACTTCCAACGGAAACCATTGATGATGTGCCACTTAGGTTTGTTCCGATCAACAGAGTTGAGATGACCAAGCTGATTTCTGACATCACGCACTTCGCCATTGGGGGCAAAGTGCCAGAAAAGCCGATAATCCATGCGCCACCACCGCCAGTGACAGATCCTCCCGTGGAACAAAATGTTCCACAGACTGAAGGCGACTACGACCTTACGCAGTGGCCTTTCACATGCATTGTGCCGATTCCCCGCAAGGGGATGAAGCGGGATGACTACCTGAAGAACCCCGACACCATTGGGAGCCTCTTCGCCAACCGGCATGGGACAGACGAGCAGAGCGCGGCAGACCGGCAGCGGTTATGGGGCTTTATCGCTCATTTCGAGGCTAAAAGCTGGGTTGATCGCCAGGGCCAAACCCGCATGCCCAGCAAAGCAGATCTGGAGTTTCGCAAGGCCCTGGATCTCCTGGCTGACATGCTGAAGAGCAAAGGAGACGCGTTATGAGGAAAAATGTGACAAGCCCGGACAACATCCCGGCGCGGCTTTACCGCTGCAACAAGTGCAAGCGGCTCTACAAGCGCAACTCTAAGGCGTTGTGGTTTAAGAGTTTCTGCACCAAAACAAATAAAAATGCTCGGCTTTATCGAGTCAACCCACTTTAGGGCGGGGTGGGCTATGGAAGATTGACGCCGGAATGACTCCGAACAGCCATAGCCTGCCTGCGCCCCACAACCAAAGGAAAAACATGAAAATACAGATAGAAGTGACACAGAGAGACATTGATTACGGCGTGCGTGAGAACGCCAGCAGCTGCGCCATCGCTCGCGCCTTAAAGCGGCAAGGCTTCAGCAACCCTGACGTGTGCGGGGAGGAAATCGAGTTCGACTGCACTAAAACCGACAAGCACTACGAGGGATCGCCGCCCAAGTGGGTGGAGAAGTGGATTGATCGCTTCGATGAAAGCAAAGCCGATCAGGTTCCTCTTCCGGTGCTATGAGCGTGACGATTCCTGAAAAGGTCAATCCGCCCACCGATGGGGTCTGGCATTGGAAGCACTGCTATTTCCATGTCGGCGACCCCATCTCGTGGCGCAATTGGACTGACATTGAGCCCCGGGCAGGGAAGGTAACCAACGTCAAGGCCAACCGAATGGGCAGAATCAGCTACTTTTGCGGGGACTCCTTCATCCTGATCGAGGACGTGTCCCGGGTGGGACGAGAGGACGGCACGTCGAGGACCAGACCGTGAGCGCACAAGAAATAGCCCTGATTTCGTTCTTTATCGGCTGGCTATGCTGCGAACTGGTACACTGGCTTTGGAGAAAGATTGGCCTTTGAAGATGCCTGACACAAAGAAGATGGACCGAACCATCACCATCTGTGACGCCCTCCTGGCGTTGGGTGCCCTGGCCCTGTTTATCTGGCTGCTTTTATGATCAGTTACGAATGCAACATCATGTGCGACTTGTGCCGCAACCAAGTGGTTTGCGGTGCGCTGTCCCCTACCGTAACGGCTGCCGAGCGCAATTCTGAGATGCTGGCCATCAAGCAGGGATGGATTTACCGCAAGGAAAAATGGTTCTGCCCCGACTGCAAACCCAAGCTGTGTCCGGCCTGTCAGGCGGAGGCTGTTGAAGAAAGTTAAAAAATGATGTTGACCCCGATGCGCCACAGGTTTTTAATCGCGCCATGCTCCCGCAAAAGCATGAGCGAAGAATTTGGATGCCGATCTTTTCAGGATCGTGCGTCCGACACCGCTGGTGTCCTTTGCGGGAGCACCGCGAAAATCCCTGAGCAGTAAAACGCTCGGGGATTTGTTTTTTGTGGCAGTTGTATGCGGTACGGACTGTGCAAAACCAACCGCTTGTTCAATGTCGCCTGCGAGTAACGCTAGGTTAATGCCAGAGGCAGAACGCCGGGGGCGACTCATAAATACTTCGCGTGGGGTTCCCCCCTGTTGTACCGCCTCTCTCGGAATCGGAGAGAGGGGGGTAGGGGGGTATGAGGTTCTGAGGCTTTTGCCTTCGGTGGGCAGCAGTCAGTCTAATAGCCTATGAGACTCATCAACTACGTCCTTAAAGACGGGGTGCCAGTGCCTGAGCCGGACTGGGACAAGTGGCAGGCGTCCTGGCACGCCAGATGGCACGTCAGGAAGAAGATCGGGCCTTATGAGGTGTCCACGGTGTTCCTGGGCGTAGATCATTCACACAATCCTAAAGACCCTCCCATCCTTTGGGAAACCATGGTGTTCGGCAAGGGGCCGTTGGATGGTGATCAGGACCGTTGTTCCGGCACCGTGGAGCAGGCTGAGGCCATGCACAACGAGATGGTCAAGAGGGTGAAGGAATCATTATGAATATGAAAGACAGACCAAAAAAGAACAGGGATAAAATCCTAATGGCATGGTTCGAGTACATTGAAAAAGGGCCGGTGAAGGTGCCGCAGACCTTGATCCGCATGCAGAAACGAGCCGAGGCGTACAACACCGTGAGAGAAGCTTATGAGTTATCCAACAAAGTCCCCAGGCGAAGCCGTGATTCGCAGGCTGTACCTGCGTAGGCGCTGGACACCGGCTCAAATCGCCGCCTATTGCGATGCGAGCGTCGGCACTGTTTGCGCTTGGCTGGTTAAGTACGGCATCCCAAGGCGTCGGAATAAAGGCAGGCCGTGGCGCGGTTATCTAGACTTCTATGGTTACCGGATTATTCGGGTGAACGGCAAGGGTGTGCGAGAGCACCGGCACGTGATGGAAAAGGTTTTAGGCCGGAAGCTGGAAAGCAGTGAGCATGTTCACCACATAAACGGAATTAAGGACGACAACCGGCGCAGTAATTTGCAAGTGATGACGCCCTCTGACCACGCCAAAACTACCGGAACTTCGAGGAGCTATGAAAAATTAAGAGCACGTTGTAAAAGCGTTGCTTTTGGAGAATATCCAACTTAAAATGCAGCTGTGCCAAAAATCACAAACCCAAGCCATCTGCCGCAGCCGTTGGTGGATGCTGTCTCAAACGATCCATACAACAAAGGCGACTGCGATTACTCGGTAACAGAGTTGATTTCCCCGCCACGGATTGTGGCACTCAAACACCAACACGCCCATGAAATGGTTGAAGATGCCGCAGACCGGATATTTTCGCTGTTGGGCCAAATCGGACACCTGATACTGGAGCGTTCAGTGACCAAAGGATTTTCTG